GGTATTGCGAAAGGTATCCAAGAATTTGATTCAAAGGGTAACCCGAAAACAACTCGTGAACGTATGACGAAAGCTGATAAGGCTAAATACGTTGACAATCACTTTGAAGAATGTCTTGAATCTGCCCGTGCTTCTGAAAATGAAGAGTTGGTTGCTGCTCTGAATCGTGAAGGTGCTACCGAAGAGGAATTGAAAGCCGTTCTTATCGAAGCTATTCAAGGAGACGAAGTTGCGAAATACAAAGGAAGTAAATGTGCGAATCCGGCATCTACTACCGGTACAGGTGTTTCACTGACTTTTACCGACTCTAACGTATGGAATCAGCTCAAAGCCGACATGGGTGACACAGCCGAGAAGTTGAACCGTGTGTTCGCTATTGACGTTGAGAACCTTGTAGATGCAGAAATCTTTAACGGTCATGAAAATGTTGCCGTGAAAGTTGCTGTGCTTGGCGAATCCAAAGAAGAAAAACCTATCCGTGTAGGTAAAAAGGCAGACGGTTCTGACGATGAAACTGCTGCTGAATAACTCGTCCGTTAGTTAGACAATCCTTTTCGTTGATAGTGTAGAGCCGCGCATGGAGATAATCTAAGTGCGGCTCTCTTTTTATCTATATATTTTATTAATCTTTTAAATTTAGTTGAAATGAGTACTCAAACTAAAAAAGAACAAGAAGAAGTTAAAGCAGGTGAAGCTGCTGGTGATGAACAACAACAAGGTGCAGCTGCTCCAGTTGATGAAACCAAAAAGAAACGTCGCAGAGGTATTAGCAATGAAACACGTGCTGCGTCTCGTCTTAAATTTGATGAACGCCGTGATGCTAATCGTGCAAATGGTTTGTTTGTAGGACATCTTGACAATGTAGAAGTAACTTGGGTTACTCTTGGTGCTGAAGTACAAGGTCTGCAATCATTTGCTGGATGTGCTATTCCTATTCTTACTCTTACGTTCGCAAGTAACGAAGAAAATGAATCTATTCGTCGTTATGTTACTCATCGTATGATGCCGGCTGAAAGTAATGCTCTTACTATTGTTGGCGGTGCAGAATCTTGGAAAGTTGATTCTGTTCTTGGTTGGATGAAACATATCATGGATGTATTTGTTCTCAAAGGTCGTGCTATGACTGAAGCCGAAGAAGATGCTCTTTGTCTGCCTTTTGAAGATACTGATGAAGACGGTAATTATATTCCCGTTGATGCAGAAGTTGTTCTGAACGGTTGGAAGAGTCTATTCGAGAACTTCGTGAAGTTGATGAACAATGACGGCAAACCTGTCTATAAGACTGCAAGTGGTGCTCTTATTCCTATTTGGATGAAGCTTCTCCGCTTTACTAAAGTTAAGAATGCTTGGCAGCCTGTTGTTCGTGGTAAATCTACGGCTGGCGATTTGGGCTTTACTAACTTTGTTGGTGAAGGTTGTATCGAGCTTTACAAACAGAATGTTGCTCCGCTTCTTAAAGTAGATGCTGCAAAAGAATCTATTGTTTATAAAGAAACTGCTAAACCTGCTGCTCCTGCTATTCCGGGTGCTCCTATGATGGGTGGTGCTGCTCCGGGTATTGCTATGGGCGGTGCTCCTATGGGTGGTACAGATAGTGGTTTTGGCGGTGCTTCTGCTTTCGCTGGAACTGGCAATCCTGCCGACGACCTGCCGTTCTAAGAGTTAGTTAAATAGTTGGATATAAAGGGATAAGATGCTATATTTGGTGTCTTATCCCTTTTTTTATTATCCACGTTAAAGATGTTGAAGTTGATATGAGAAGAACTATAAATAATGGTAGTCTTACAAAAGATACTATCCTTTCTAAAGTTAATCAAGTAAGTATTTTTAGTGCTTACACAGGTATTGATACAGATGTTATTGAACATTGTATTGCTACTGGCGAATTTATTTCAAGTCCTTTTCGTGTTGATGAACATCCGAGTTTTGGTTTTAGATACGACAATCGTGGTAAGCTTAAAGGTAAAGACTTTGCTGGTTATTTTCATGGTGATTGTTTTGATGCTGCTGCTCTTGTTATTGGTGAGATTATCCATAAAAATGTAGATATATCTAATAAGGGTTGGTTTATCTTTGTTCTTAAACATATTGCTTATACTTTTAGAAATATTATATATGGTAAGGATAAAGATGAAACTATTAATGAAGTTATTGCTGATGGCATAAAAGCTGCTCGTAATAGAAAACCTATTATTGAATTTGTTCCTCGTCAATGGAATAATTATGATAAAAACTATTGGGGTAAATTTCATGTTCCTCTTAGTTATCTTAATACTAATTTTATATATCCTGTTCAACAATATTATGTTAATAGAAAGGTTAATCCTGAACCTAAATATTATTATGATGATGATAGAAAAGATGTTTGTTATGCTTATATTCTTGGACAAGATAAAAAAGGTATCTATAATATTAAACTTTATTTTCCTAATAGAAAACATGGTACTGTAAGGTTTATTACTAATAGTAATTGTCTTGAGGGATTACTTAATCTTGAACTTGATAAATATGATGCTATTATAATAACTAAGAGTACTAAAGATAGAATAAGTCTTAGAGCTTATCTTGACAGTATATCTCTTGACTTCTCCTACGGGGGGTCGCCCATAGAGAATATTGGTCTTGTTAATATTCCTCACGAATCGTATAAACTTAAACAGAATGAATATGATTGGCTACGAAGTCGTTGTCCTCATGGTTATATTGTTTCTCTTATGGATAATGATAATGCTGGTTATCGAGAAGCTATTTGGCTTAGAGATAATTATGGTATAATTCCTTTTTGTATTCCAAGAGAATATGATGTTAAAGACTTTGCAGAATTACGTAGTCAATATTCAGTTGAATTTATTAAAGAACTTATAGATAAATCATATAAATATATAGTAGATAATTATGAAGAAACAGAACTTTCTTGGGATACGAACCAAGACAATCCTCTGCCGTACTAAAGGTATAGTAGGAGATAGATTTACTGTTATGCGGGCTATTACCGAGAAGCAAGAGAAAGAACTTGATACTCGTGAACAAACTACTCTCGATAATGGTTTTACTGTAAGTAGAAAATCTATTTATATCTATGGCGAAGTTGACCTTACATCTGAAGAAGATATAGCTGCTATAAAGAAGCTCCATCTTATTGATGATAGTGATAAAGGTAATCCTATTCCCAGTGGATTTAGTTATCTTACAGGAGAGGTGGAATTTGAAGACAATATTAAATACCGTCCTACTTGGGATGAATTTGAGTGGTTTAAATACAATTATTGTCTTATTGGTAAACCACAACGTATTGTGATTCATGAATGTGATAAAAGCTCATTATAATGGTAGAACTTGATGCGCAAGATATACGATTTATCGAATCCCATATTAAAGAACGTGGAGGAATAGATAAAGCTATACAAGTTGTGCTAAAAGAACTTGATGCTACTTTAGTTCTTCCTGATGGTGGTCGTCCTCGTCAAACTAATAGCTATGTTTGGCAAAGAAGTGATGCAGAATTTGCTTATCTTCTAAACAAAGCTATGGATAATGGAATGACTAATGAAGAATATGCTAAAGTTATGGAACAATATGGAGAAGTTTTAAAGAAGAATGAACTATTTGAACTTGAAAATCCTCCTGTTGTTTATAGTAAGAAAGTTCGTAGTAATACTCGTAAAGTACGAGTTGATAAGGTTCAATCCATGTTTGATGGTGATACTCTCAAAGTAGGAGAAAAAGCTGTTAAAGCTAAACCTAAAAAAGAAACTGTTGCTGAACGTAAAGCTAAGATTCTTAGTAGTAAAGCTGTTACGTTTGCATTTGGTGGTCTTAAACCTAAAAGTTAATGGGACAATGGTTATATAGAAAGAATAATAATGAAGTACCTACTTGTTGGAGTGCTGAATTAGTTGAAAATGCTTCTAAGATTATAGTCAGATATGGGATTGTTGGTAAAACTATTAGAACGGATGTTTATAGAGTTACACAAAAAGACCCTGCTGCTGAACTTAAAAGTAGATATAATGATAAACGTAAGACTGGTTATGTAACTATGGAAGATGTCAAGGATGATGGTTCTATTATTCTTCCCCCCGTAGAGGATGTGGAAGGAGAACAATCGAGATTCCTTATAGACTATCTTAATACTTATCTTCCAAGTTATCGTACAAATGAAAATAATGGTGGACTTCTTCCTATGCTTGCTAAAACTTATACAGGTAAAGTATGGGATAAGATTTCTGTTATGCTTGGACAATATAAGATAAACGGTCTTAGATGTTTTATTAGTGCTGAATATAACAATGGAGATATGTTTAAACCTGTTAAACTTAAATTCCAATCTCGTGAGGGTATTTATTGGAATACTCTTAACAATCTTGAAGAATATCTTCTTACTTATCTTGATAAGAGACTTATTCAATATATGCTTGATGAGAATTGGGTATTAGATGGTGAGGTTTATCTTCCTGGTTATAGTGTAAATCAGATTAATCATTTTGTTAAAGATGCTAATTGCGTTGAGAATAAAGCTCTTCAATTTTGGTGTTATGATGTTGCAGTTCAAGATATGCGACAAGAACTTAGGTATCATCTTCTTGAAGGATTTTTACCTAATAAAATAACTAATTTTGCTACTCTTAATTCTCATCTTAATAATAAAGAACGTATCATAGTTCTTCCTATTCATAGCATTACCAATGATGTCGAAGCTAAGAAAGTAAGAGATTTCTATATTGGTCTTGGATTTGAAGGACTTATTCTTCGTAATCCTGACGCTGACTATCAATATGGTCGTCGTCGTGTTGGTTATATGGAGAAGTTTAAATCTGCTACTGATGGTAAGTTTATTATAGTCGATATTTATAAAGAACCTAAGAGAGACTTACCTATTATTCTTTGTCAGAATGATGTAAATCATGCTAAATTTGAAACAAGACTTAGTGCTACCCATGAATATCAACAAATGGTACTTAGAGATAAACATCTTTATATCGGTAAACATCTCTTTGTTGAATTTGGAGAACGTAGTGGAGTTGAAAAAGTTCCTTTTCATATTAAACAAACTAAGATATTGTTAGATGAATAGTAATGTTAGACTTTTCTATAATGTTATTAATACTACAATAGATAAGGAACGTGCTTGGTATTCTGTTAAAGATAATCTTATTTATATAAGAGATAAAGAACTTCTTAAAAGTAAATATTATCTTGAAGCTGATACTTGTACTTCTGATGCTGGTCGTCAGTTGTATATTATATTTAGCGAAGAAAAGATTGATAAAGCGTGTCGTCCTTGTCGTGTAGATAATTTTGGTAGATTGAAGATTCGTCCTGTTTCTCATAGAGAATATTTTCGTACTCTTTATGAGAATGATAGTAATATTCAATTTAATATTGTTGAATACAATGAACAGTATATTGCTTGTAGAATTTGATATATAGTTGTTGTTAGTGTTTGAGGTGCGGGAGTTGCTGCGGATGTTATTCGTGGTAGCTCCCGCTTTTGTTTGTCGGCTGATGTGAAACTGTGCTACGATGTGCCCGTAGATGCCACTCTTTTGCCCGTCATGGCATTTTCCCCTATCGGCTGATGTCTTGTTAAGATTCAGATTTGCAGGCTGTGGTGAGCCTTAAACGGGCTTGACCTTAACAAAGGTTAAATATAATAATTTTATAAAATGGTCTGTATTATTTGTATATATTTGAAGTGATAAAAATATGAATAAAGATATGGTTGGAAATATTAGACCTATTATTGGTGTTAATGGTGAAGCTCAATCTGGTAAAGATACAGTTGCGAATATGATTTCATATATTATTCGTAATAACCGATTTAGAGCTGATTATAGAACTTGGAGTATCAAGTGGGATAAGCCTGGTATGAATAAAGTTGATTCTTCTATTACTCATTTTGGAGATTTTCCCAAAGATATTTGTTCTAAAGTATTCAATATTCCAAGAGATTTCTTTGACGATATTGAGTATAAAGAACGTAAGTATTACCTTATGGATTTAGGAGTCTTCGTTGATATAAATCGTATAGGAGAAGATTATATTATTGCTAATCATAGTATTCTTGCTACATCTCCTCTTGCTGCTTTACTTATGACTTATGATAATAAAGTTGCTATTACTCTTAGAACTATGATGCAATATGTTGGAACAGAAATTGGTAGAAATCGTATCAGCGAGAATTGCTGGGTTACAGCTACTATTAATACTGCTATTGACGCTCGTAGTAAACATGGATATTGTGTTATTCCTGATGTTCGTTTTGCTAATGAAAGTGATGTTATCCGTAGACAAAATAATGGATATGTTATTAAAGTTGTAAGAGATATTGCTAAAGATAATAAGTCTCGTAATCCTAATCATGTAAGTGAAGTATTTACTAATGTTGAATATGATTTTCTTATTGAGAATAACGGAAATAAGTTTCAGTTGTTTCATAAGGTATTGAACTTGGTGAACGATAAGATATTTTCAACTTCCCTACGGGGGAACAACAAAGATTAATTATGAAAATTGTTAGACCTAAAGTCGAGCTTTGGACTCCTGAAGATAGTGTTAGTCATGTTGCTCGATGTGCAAGAGTTTGTTATGCTCTTAAAACTGGAAGAGATGATGGACAACTTTATGATGATTTGATAAAGTCTAAACATCTTAGTATGTTAAGACATGAATCTTATTATTATATAATGAGTAAATTTACCTCTGCTGCTAAACATATTATGGATAATTTTAAAGAATGTCCTTATATAGAATTTGAAGCTTATAAAGATAAACTTTATGTTGCTACTAACGGACAATTTATTTTTGAGCATCCAGATACTGCTACTATTATATGCAAATACATAGTTTCTAGAGAATATTTTGCTGAAACTGAAATAGGACATAATCTTATGAGATATACTTTCAATATCATTACACAAATTAGTACATCTCGTGAATTGAATCGTGTTAGTCCTAATAATATTGCTGAACAATCTACTCGTTATTGTAATTATTCTCGTGGTAGATTTGAAGGAGAATGTGCTATTTGTCAACCACATTGGTTTGATTGTATGCAAGAAGAAGTTGCTTATTATAAGTATGATTATGAAGGGTATTGTCATTATATCAAGAATGATGATAGAGAATGGCATCCTTACGATAATAGTCAAATTGTACTTTATAAATATAAACAACCTATGCTTCAACGTTATCTTCTTGATAATGATGAATCTTGTAGAGCTTATCTTGCTCAAATTGCAGATAGAATGGAACCTCAAGATGCAAGAGGAGAATTACCTCTTGATTTAGCTACAGAAGTTGTTTATACATATAGCGTAAGTGAGTGGCGTCATATTATTGATTTAAGATATTTTGGTAAGACTGGTGCTCCACATCCAAATGCTAAAATTATTGCCGGTATGATTAAAGATAAACTTGAAGAACATGGATACGATTTTGGATGAGTATAGTATAGAAGGTAGAAATCTATTAGACATTGATATTACAGAAGGAGAAGAAATTGGTTATCAATTTATCTTTAATACTAAAACTGATGATGGTAAAAAATCTGTTAGACTTAAATTAGAAGTTACTGAAGTTGATTATTGTAATTGTAAACATTCTAATTGTTGTCTAAGAGAATATAGATGTGACGGTATAAATTGTAATGTTAAATTAGTAGAGATGTTAAAATGAAAGTAAGTCAAAATACTCGTTGTGCTTTTGGACTTCATAAATGTGAAGTTCTTAAACAAGAAGATATTAAAGATGTCTATGGTCATGTAATTGGTATAGCGATTATTAGTCGCTGTACTAATTGCGGTAAGATTAAGACAGCTTATGTATATACAGTTAATGGTAGACCTTAAAGATATGATAGGATTTAGTAGCCCAAAAGTAAAAGCGGAAGAAGCTCCAAAAGCTGAACCTGCTAAAGTAGAAGAAGCTCCAAGAAGGCAAAGTCTATTTGCTATTAGTGCCGAACTTGAAGATATTTTCTTTGAGATTGAAGAAGCTGGTGGTGAAGTTACAGAAGAGATTCTTGCTAAACTTGCTATTACAGAAGAAAACCTAAAACAAAAACTTGATTGTTATCGTAAAGCTTATACTGCTATTAGTTTAGAAGCTGATGCTTGTAAGAAAGAAGAAGCTCGTATTGCTGCTATTCGTAAGACTAAAGAAAATAACGCTAGACGTCTTAAAGATAGTATGTATGAAGCTGTTGTTGCTTATGGAGAAACAGGCAAATCTGGTAATAAAGTTATTAATCTTATAGATAGTAAACTTTATACTAAAAAGTCTGAAGTTCTACTCATGGATGAAGAACTGTTACTCACGTTCAAAGATATGGTATTTGACCAATTTAGAGAACTGTATAATAATGATATGCTTGATACTGATAATCCTAATGTTGATTCTCTTGACCCGCAAGGATTTATTGATGTTATTAATGCTAAGTTTAAAGCTGAACGTCCTGAACGTGCTGAACGCATGATGGAAGAACATGGTCAATTATTTACTATTGATGACCTTATGAATCTTAATGTTAAGTTTGAAACTTCAATAGGTGCTTATAGTCTACTTAGTAAGGCTCATTTCTCTCTTATTAATGCGTTCTTTAATGAAGAACATATTTCTAATGTTGTTCCGGATATTAATAAGACCACACTTAAGAATATTCTTAAGACTGGTGGTGTTAGTAATTTTGCTGAACTTGGTTATAGTGAAAGTCTGATAATTAAATAGATTGTTATGTGTAAAGACAAACCTAAAGTTAGAACAGGTAGTCAAGAAGTCGAGAAGACTCTTGACGAACTGTTTAAATATCTCATTAATGTCTTAGGATATGATAGAGAACGTGCCAAGAGAGTTATTAAAGAAGAAGTTGAAAATCTTTTAAATAGTAATTAAGCTATGGCATATTATAATGCAAAAGGAGAACCGTGGCGATATAAAGGTGCAGTTGATGTTAGCGATTGTACTACGTCTGCGGAAGTAATCGAGCAAGCTGGTCTCGATTGGTATGTTGATAAGTGCGAACTTTATGCTAAAATGCAAGTTAATATTGAAAATGATTATGACCTTGATAAAGTTATCCAAGAAACAAAAGATAAAGATGCTCATCTTCATGGAAAAGACATTTTCCGGAATTGTCCTAATGCTTTTGCTACCTATCGTACTGATTATAATATTCCTCTTGGAGTTGTTAAGGGAAAATATACCCCTGTTCAGAACAAGGAAGCATTTACCTTTTTTGATGACGCTATAGGTAGCGGTAAAGCTATTTGGCAAACTGCTGGTAGTTTTGGAAGTGGAGAACGTATTTTCGTTAGTGCTAAGTTACCTAATAATATATTGGTCAAAGGAGACCCTGTTGATAATTATCTTGTATTTACTAATACACATGATGGTAGTAGTGGAGTTAAAATCTTATTTACTCCTATTCGAGTAATCTGTCGTAATACTCTTACGGCTGCTATTCGTACTGCTACTAATTATGTAAGTTTTAGACATACTGCTAGTGTTCATTCTAATATACAAATTGCTCATGAAATACTTGGTATTTGTAATACTAAACGTAAAGATTTAGAAGAAGCATATACTATACTTGCTAATATTAAAGTTACTGATGAAGACGTTATGAAGTATATTTGTGAGAATGTTCTAAGTGAAACGGAAGAAGAAAATCTACTAAATACAGGGCATTCTCATAAAGAACTTTGTTATCGTAGTAATGCGGCTTATGAAGATTCCGGAATATCTATGCGAAAACTGAATGTTATTAGTTCTACTTGGAACTATTATAATGAAGGTATTGGACAAAAAGATATTATTGGAACTGCTTGGGGAGCTGCTAATGCTATATCTGGATATTATTCCAATATTGATAATGCTGTTGGTGAAAAGAGATTTGATAGTCTCATATTTGGAGATAAATCACGTAAAATTCAAACCGCTTTTGCATTAGCAGATACATTTAATTAATATGAAGATAATATATAATAATATCATACCGTTTAAAGGTTATAAATGTATTAACTTATTTGGAATACTTTTTGCTAGAAAAGGAGTTAGAATTGATGATAGAACTATTAATCATGAATCTATTCATACTGCTCAGCAAAAAGAATTGCTATATATTATATTCTATATATTATATCTTGTTGAATATGTGATTAAATCTATTATTCTATTCTGTCATGCTTATAGAGATATTAGCTTTGAACAAGAAGCTTATTATCATGAAGAAGATATGGAGTATTTAAAGAATAGAAAACATCATGCTTGGATTAAATATTTATTCAAAACTTATAAACGGAAATAACAATGGGAAATTTAGCTGTAGCTATTGCAAGCGCTATGTATGATTTTAAAAATGGTACTATTGAAACTATTGATGAACTTATTGAACAACTTGATAACGACATTAATAACGTTTCAGTTAAAGTATGGCGTGAAGATAAACGTATTCCGTTACCTAAATATGGTAAAGAAGGAGATGCTTGTTGTGACATTTATTGTAAATCTGTTGAATACGATTCTGATAAAGACCGTTATATAGTTCATACAGGATTACATTTTGCTCTTCCTGATGAATATGAAATGGAACTTCGTCCTCGTAGTAGTAATACCAAAACTGAATTTTATATTCCTAATGCTCCTATGACACTTGATTGGGGTTATCGTGGAGAACTTCTTGTCATATTTAAAGGACGTACTAATAAATATCTTTTATCAGCATTTAAAGAACTTAAAGATACAGTTCGTTTTATGCTTGGTATTAAGAATCATTCGTTGGACAAATGCTCACAAGACTTTGATAAAGTTATTTATGAATTTCCTTATCGTCCTATGACTGATGATTTTGAAGGAGACCGTATTTGTCAATTACTTGTTCGTCGTAGAGAACAAATTACTTGGGAAGAAGTTGAAACTCTGGAAGAACTTGGAACTACTGAGCGTGGAGAAGGAGGATTTGGTTCTACAGGTGGTGATGGTGAAACTAAAACAGAAGAAGCTCCTAAAGTTGAAGAAGTTGACGAAGAACCAGCTAAAGTATCTGGAACTACACAAAATCGTTTTGCAAAATAATGCTTGGAGATAAACCTCTTATTGAACATACTTATATTCATACTCAAACTAAGAATGAATATAAAGTAGTTGAGATTGGTAAAATCAAATGTCCCGAAAGCGGTTATTGGTATGATGCAATATTCTATGTTCGTGCCGATAATACTCCGGGATTTTATGGAAGAACTGTTCAAAGTTTTATGTCTAATTTTGAAGATACTGAAAATATAGTCGAAATATGATAAGAATCACTTGCTATACCAAAAAGAATTGTGAAGCCTGTCATACGATGATTAGTATTATAGGTAATGCTGTTGCAGAAGTTAATGATGATTGTAATATTAATATTGTAAATGTTGCTAATCTTCCACCAAATAAACTTGTGGAACTTAATGTTGAAGTATTTCCTACTACTATTATCGAAAAAGATAACAAGGAAATTACTAGATTGAAAGGAACTTTTCCTGAGAATTATATTACAGATATTATTTATAAACTTGAAAAAGAATGAAAGCGATTGGAATTAAAATGGTTGAACTTCAACCAATGAGAGCTCGTGAAGCTAACGATAAAGGTCATAGAATTGGAGAACATTCATTTGAAACTGAAGGTTATGAAGTAACTTATGGTGATGGATATAAATCTTGGTGTCCTAAAGAAGTAGCTGACGCTGCTTATTTTCGTCTTAGTCCAGAAAATGATGGTACTAAAGTTCTCAAAGAAGATGTTGAGAACTTCGTTACAAATGTAGAGGTTATGACTGTTGGTGAAAAAACTACAGTTGTTAACGCTCATACTCTTACAGGTTTTGACATGGTACGTCATTCTTCTTGCGTTGACCCTAAGAACTATAATGAAGAACTTGGTAAACAATACGCTTTAGAAGTAGTTACTGATGACCTTTGGGGACATCTTGGTTTTGTGCTTCAATGGGCTAAATTTGGTTTGAAACAAAAACTAGCTATTGCTAAATATCCTGCTCATGTTGAACGTATGATTGCGGAACTTAAAGAACTTGCAGACCGTACTACCAAACTTGCTAAGTTTATTTCAGAGAATGAAATGTTTAACAAATTATCTGAACATGAACAGAAAGATATGAGAGACCAATTATTCCATATGAATGAATATCTTGGTTTCCTTTCTTCTAGACTTAGTAGAGCCGGAGTTGATATAAACAATATTTAATGTATTGTTAAGCGAGAACAAGCTAACGTTCATAGTTAAGTTATACAGAATGAGCCTATCGTTGTTATCAATGGTAGGCTTAATTATTTCATCTCATCATTCCCTTACGGGGCACGGAGGCAACGTAGTTGCCGACCTTAAAGTCAGAAGAATTTACAGATATTGTAGATATTGACGATTAAGATATTATCTAAGAATCGGTTGCTTCGCAACCTCAGCCCCCCGTAGAGGATATGAATGAGATATATCACTAACCATTAATATAGATAAAGATATGAAAGATAAATATGGAAGACATTACAATCTTGATGATGAACAAGATTTACAAGATTATATAAGTCGTCAATCAAATTATCAAGTACCTAACGAACCTGAAGGTATTGGTTGTTTACCTGGTTTTATTATAGGAATTATTATATTTGCTCTATGTATTGCCGCTTTTAGAGCTTGTGAACGAACTATTAAAGACCCTAATTCTAGTCAATACGAATACTCATTTTTAGATTAAATATAGCTATGGATATTGTACCAAATATTAACAAAGATAATCTATCTAAAGAACGGATAGAATTTCTAAAGAAACAAGATGTTGAATATAAATACATTGGTAGTATAAAAAAATAAACCAGGTCTTACTTTGTTTTCTTATAATAGAGTTACTAAAATAGTTAAACCTGCTGTTATAGAAAATAAAGTATCTATTGGGCTTGATAAAAAACCTCATAGTAAACGAAATGTAGTTCGCGAGAAAGATTGTTTCTATGATTTTGCACTTAATACTAAGAACTTTATTAAACACCTTATAAGCTATGGTCTTATTGAAAAGAAAGAAGACGTTATTGTGGCTAAAAAGACTAATATGTAAAATATATGGTCATAATAGAGTTTTTGTGATTGAGCCTAGAACTAGAGTTAAAGGTAAATCTAGAGGACGTGTAGGAAATACTGTTATTACTTTTAAAAGAAAAGGCGGTAAATGTGGAAGTGTAAGAGTTGTTGATGGTGGTTATTATGTTTGTGCTCGTTGTGGAAAGAAATTGACAAATTGGGAACGATTATAAAGCTCTCTGTGAGACTTTATACCTAAAGTAATATAGTTGTTCAGTTCGATAAAGAAAACGGCAAGGCGAGCCGGAAAACCGCCAAAAAGCAATAGTTTAGTAATAGAAAAGCCCGTAGGCTAGAAGGATGACTGATTCCTTACTAGTTCTACGGGCTTCTTTTTTATCCGCAGTTAGACCTGCTTTAATTATTGAACTTGCCAATAATATATTTTCTTAATTTAATTTCTCCTTTTTCATTCCTTTCAACTTTGACATTTCTATATTGTTTATTATACATAGCAACAAATTTAATCATATTTCCTTTAAATAATCTATTATGATTTATAATATAAGTTGATTGAACATCTGTTATATCTAATAATGGTTCGTTACCATTTTCTTTATAAGTAAGTTGCTTTAAAGCTTCTACTATTGTATCTTTGTTACAACATAAATCTCTAGCAGCATCTCCAATAGTGAATTTAACTATATTACTATCGAACTCAATATGTTCCATTATATAATCAATTAAACAATGAGTATATTTTGTATAATAAACCCCTTTAACTTTAAAATAATTAAAATCTCTACAATAAAATCGTCTATCGCTAATGTTAGTATGAACATCTACTGTGTGATTAAGTACATCAATATCTACTACATTAGCATTAATTGTAGGTACAGGAAAACTACTAATAGTAACTTTACTTCGTTCTTTTTCTTCTCGCTTAGTATCTTTCTTTGCAGATTCTTTAGCTGGTTTTAATATAAACTCTGGCATATCTTTATATGGTTATTAGTTATTAGTTGAACAAATATACGAATAAGTCCGAACATATCGACTAATTTTAGTCTAAAGTATACGGAAATTTCCAAAAATTATACTTTTGTAATTATCTGATTATCAATAAGTTAGAGTATAGCAGCAATTATCTTATATATACTATAAAAGTCTACGACCAGACTTATCATCCAATCATAGACCTTATAATTACTTCCCATTAACAATCCATTCAGCAATAGATTGAGTAGGAATAATACCAAGCATATTTTCAGTCAGTTTATAATACTTATTATTTTGGTCTAATTGCATTATACGATTAATTCCACGATAAATAGGAATTTGTCTCTTAACATAAACGGCAAGTTTATTCTCACCTTTATATAGACCGGTAGTATAATTAGGATTGAACTCATCTCCCTCAATAAAATACTTAGCAATAAAACCAAATGCGGACTGTACATCTTTGAATGATTGACCTAAAGCAACAGGACTTGACCAAAGTTTATCAAATTCAGATACAGCACCAATATTATACATAATAGTTTCAGAAGATAAACGGTCTGCTTGATAAAGAGCAAGATTAGCTATAATCTTAGCTGTTTCATCGTCATCGTCAGCGGCAAGTAATGCACAGCTAGCAGCAATACCACCGAGTAGACCATAAGCAATACCGGTAAGTTCTCCTAAAGCTCTACGAATATTAGCTCGTTCAGCATTTGACATTGTAGCATAATTAAACTTGTAGTTTAAGAAAGTATCAATAAACGCTCTACAAACTTGTTGTACACCAGCAATAAATAGATTAGTACCATCTTCATTAGCTTTAGCTTTAGTTCTATCTGTAAGTCCTTTAAATTCTGTTGTTGCAAAATCCCAAAGACTTACATAGAATCCACGTTCAATACTTTCTCTACTTTCATTATAATAACCATTTACACGGAAATGTTTAAGAGCTCCTGTATAAATATGTTTATGATATTGCATAAGTAGACTACCAAATACCCAAGTAGATTCTATACGAGCACCTCCTAAGCGGTCATACACACCATGAATCTTTTTATTAACTGATACAACTTTACCTTTGAAAGCAGCAAGTTTACCTAAATTTACAAGACTATCATCTTTAAGTTTAGCATAACCATCTTTCAATTCAAATTGGTCTATTAATCTAGGTTCAGATTCAAACTGTTTTTTAGCTTCTTTAGTAAGTTCATTTCTTACTTCTGCATATCTTAATCCATAAGACTTATCACTAAGACTACGTAAGAACTCTGTATTAACATCTTTCTTAAACCAAAGATAATCTTTAAGTCTATTCTTATCTTCTTTTATTCTATTGATAAACTTAGCATATAGTTCTTCAAGTTCAGCATTACCTTCGATAACTTTACGAAGTGCAACTTCTTCAAGCATACGATTATAATTATGGAAGTCTCCTATAACAACTTCTCCTTTTTGATTCTTATAAACTCTATTACTAAGCATCATAGAAAGCATAGCAGTATTCTGCATAAAATGTTCACCAGCACTTTGTGGACTATAAGCAAAATCTCTCATCTTATTGATTATCTCAATACTATCAATAGATTTAGATGTTTCACGAATACCATTATAGTCTACAACTCCCATGAGTTTAATTATTGCATCAGTAAGATTATCACTAGTATCTTTATTCATATTAGCAAGGAAACTAGGAACAGCTTTAATATAATATCCAAATTTAGCATTTTCCCAATCTTTATGATTAAAGTATTCTCCTGCATAACGTTCCATAAATATATTAGTAGAACCAGTCAATATGTTACCAATACCTCCTGTAATATTAAACATCATATATTTAGCACTAGCAATATTCTGTCCAACAGCAGCAAATTTATCCCATGTATTCTTACCTTTATATTCATCAAATAAGAAACGTTTAGACCAAGTTTCAATTAAATCAATAACTCTTTTAGGAGCTTGAGTCTTATAAACTTTTCTATCTTCTGTAGAAGTTCTTCTATCAACAGCTAGATTATTAAATCCTGTAAGACGATAAGCTTGCGCTTGACTTCTCATATATTCAAGAAGATAATAAAGGTCTAATTTAGTTTGCGTTTTAGCATTAGCTTGAATAGCACCTTTAATAAACTCTTCAAATACTGATTCATAATCTTTATCCATCAGTTTAACATCAAGCTGTCTATTATACTCAGCAGATTCTTCATTATGTTTCTTAATATCATCAACTCTAGCTTTATAATCTTCATCAGATTCAGTAAGACCTTGTTCCGGTATAGGTTCTATCTTTCTATAAGTCTTGTCCTTCAACGAAGCTAATAACGGTATATTAGTTTCTCGGTCATATTCATAACCAATATTATCGCTAATATGTCTATCTGGGTCTAAACTTTGTCCAAATCCAATAGCATTAAATGCGGCTTTAACAGTATTACCAAAGTTAGCTTCTACTCTTCTCCTACGGGGGAAAAGCCCTTTAGAAACAAACGACATAGCAGTATTATTATCTTTAGTTAAATCATAAAGCATATTCTGCATTAGACCACGAATATTACGTTCATATTCATTAGCAGTATCAGCTTTACGATACTTATTACTACCATTATAGTTAGCAGTATATCTATTATAATTAGGATTAACTGTATTTGGAAGCGGTTTACTACGAGTATTGTTATAAGACGGAGCATAGTTTCTTGCGTTACCACTTTCATCTTTAACTTGAATCGTAGTCCAAATACGAATTGGTTCCATTTTACCAGTAAGAGGATTAAGTATATGATTAGCATCTTCAAACTTTTTAAGTTTACCAGCTTTTATAGCATCTTCACGAGCTTGCCAATAATAACTTGTAGGAACAAATTCAACATTCTCATTTAAAAACTTAAGAGCTTTAGAACGTTTTTCATCAACATAATCCTTATTAATAACGTTACCATTATCATCAAGTTTAGGAGTAACATAACCAAATATATCACTATTAGGTTCATTAGTATATCCTATAAAGATTCCATTCTCATCATAATTCTTAGCATTAGCTATTGTTCTCCATGCAGCAAAGAACTCTTTACCTTTCTGTTTAGCAGCATCTTCGTCAATAGCATAAGTAACTTTATCAGTATGGAACTCAACTTCTTCTTTCAAGAACTTCTTAACTTTCTCGTCTTTACGATGTAGACGTTTAGTTTCATCAAGTCTATCATAAAGTCCGCTAAGTTCACGTATTTGTTCTATTGTTAAATCAGATAGTTTAATCTTACCTGTATTAGGATTAAGAGCATCTTTAAGAATATCATTAATCTCTTTTACAATAGCATTACGCGTCTGACTAACTACTGGACTTGGAGTTGTAGCACTACTAAATCCAGCATAGAACTTCTTACTATATATTTCAGTAATAGGAGCTTTATTACGAAGAAGTTTAACTTCTGCCGAAGTACCATCATTGGCACGATTAGCAATTTGAGCTTCTTGTTCTTTCTTGATAGCTTCAACTTGCTTTTCAGTAAATTGACGACCATCAATAACTCCATAATTATCATAAGCTCCATCTGTATGTTGAATTATACTTCTGAATTGAGGATTCTTTTCTTCTTTACCATCATTGAAAACAGCAAAAGCATCATTAATAGCCGCTTGAAGTTTCTCATCAATTCTATAATAAGTATTTTCATTCAACCATTCAACAGCACTTGCATATTCATCTATTTGAAGAAGAGCAGCTTCATTTTCAATCTGACGACCAGCACTATCAAAATGTTTATACTTATTAATAATGCCAAGATAATGTTTCAAATCTTCTGCAAATCCCTCACGAGTTTCACGTTCAAAGAAAGCTTTTTTAATCTTAGCAACTTCATCAATATAAGCTTTTAAACTAATAGCTCTATTATAATCATTTTGAGGTTTCCATTCACCAGTATTAAAATCAATATGATTCTGCATCTCTCTAATTTCAGAACCAAGACGTTTAATATTAGCATTATCTTCTTCTGTACGATTACCTTTGAATATTCTTAATAAACGATTACGTTCATCATTCAGTCTAAGATACTTGATATAATAATCAATATTATAATCAGTTAGCATCTTAGCTTCATTCTCAACTTTACGTCTATAATATTCAGGTACATAACGTTGTTCAGCATTATCAAGATACCATTGTTCTTTTTCATGTCTTGCTCTTAGATATTCACGGCTATATTCACCATATTTATCTTTAGCTTCTGCAACTTTCTTATTAATCTCACGTTTATCATTAATAAAATCGTCAGTATAATTGCTAACAAATCTACCAGTTACTGGGTCAACAATATGATTCCAATCAATAGACTTACCAGCTTTAGCAGCATCAGCTTTAATAGTAGCAAGTTGTTTCTTGTAATTTCTTACATATTCGTCTCCTTCAAACATAAGTTTATCAATCTTAGTCTTAGCTTGACGGAGAATGATTTGAACAATAGGATAACTAAGTTCTTGAGCATCTTGGAATAACCAATCAAGAACACTCGCATCTTTAAGTATATAATTAGTTATATCAGAAAGTCCTTTATCAAAGTTAGGATTAGTACTAAGAGGTTTAAATATCTTTTCAGCAACAACTTCAAATCCCTCTTTAAGTATAGGATTATTCTTAATATTATTAATAGTTTCCTGAATACCTTTTATATTACGTCTTGTAGAATCATCTACATTATCAGTCGCAATTTGATTAATAAGAGGAAACGAGTTGCCAAATGTACTTGCTTGCAAAACAAGACTAATATAATCATTACGTAATTGCTCATTAGCTTGTATCATCTCAATAGTATAAGGACTAACAATACTATGACTATTACCCTCATTGTCTTTAATAAAGTCATTAAGACGACGTTCAATTTCATGAGCTTTAGTAATATAATATTCAGAAGCACGCTTAATAGTATCTTGTTTACGTTCTTCTATACTTGCTATCTTAGATTCATCTACTCCATATTTAAGAATATCTTCATATGCAATAGAAGCATTTTCATCCGAACTAACACGAGCACGAGTTTTAATATCAAGTAAGAATTGTTGAGCAAGATTGCCAAGCTTAGATATATTAGTAGATTCAATATCCATATCAATAGAACTTGCGTGTTCTACATCTTCTGCATTCTTTTCTACTTCAATCGTTTCAGCTTCTTTATACGGAGTAATAAGATAAATACTATCAGTAGATTTAACTCCATTACGCTTAGCAAGTTCTAATCCTTCAAGTTGAGCATCATCTGATATTTTCTTGTTCAGTTTAACTGAACGACGGCTTATCAGATAATCTCTTTCAACACCATTATTATCTACAATAGTTTGTCTTGATTGAATATTCAGTGTACCAAATGCTTGTTTAAGTGTTTGACTACCATTCCAAGCCCAGTAAACTTTAGTATTAGGATTAGCAAACTTATCATTAATTCTACGAATAAGATTACGTACAGCAGCATCTTCTGATGATATAGTAGCAATGAAATTCTTATCAGTAGGAACTATTACTTCTTTATCAACAGTAGGTTTCTTATATTTATAAGGTTCTATACCTTCTTTAGTAAATAGTTCATTCTTTTCTTCTGCAAGACGAGAGAACGGCATAAGCTTATCACGACTCTGTTGAATAATAGCTTCATAATATCTTGCAGCAGGATACTTATTATTAAGAGGATTAGAACTAAATTCACCATGTTCATTAGCTTCAAGTTGATTCAATGGAATAAGGTATATCTCTCTGTTATTACCCTCTCCATAAATAGCAACTTTATATAAAGTAGAAACTTTATTTCTAACTATATTAATATAATTAGTAGCTAATACAGTTTTAGTCTTTCCAAGTTTATCAGTAATATCTCTAACAATTCTAATCTCTTTAGCAAGTTCTGTATCTTTCGCAGTACCAAGATTGAAATAATACATCTTTTGACTGTTAGGGAGATACGTAAGATTAGACTTACCTTTATTGAATCTTACTCTATAAGTAGGAATCTGTGGTATATTAGAATGACTACGAATATAATCTTCGTAGATATTGTTAGCAGCAAGTTCTTTATCAGATATAGCACTAACGCCAAATCTAATACTATCAATAATTCCAGTACCACCGTCTTCGCGAGAAGTATAAAGAGCACTATTTTTAATGACTTTACTAACATTGCCACGACGGAATTGATAACCCTCAACAACAAAAGCATATTTAATAATATCAATAGCAGTTAATCTAATAATAGGATTAGTATTATTAAAAGCTGCATCAAACATCTTATATACACTTTCCATGTCTTGTTGTTGGTCGTCAAAACGAATCACTTGACTACTAATACCACGAGTTCTAAACTCATAACCGTTAAATAGATTAACATTAAGACTATTAAAAATAGTACGTTGACTTCCACTTAAATGACGTTGTACAAAATGTACTTTTTGAGCAGGAGTAAGTTTAGAGAAAGCATTAACTTCTTCTTGTGTAGGATTAGCAACATTAGCTATGTTAATATCATAGTTAATATCGTAACCAAATCCATAGATTCTTCTCTCTTCATCCTCTACGGGGGAACGTCCCTCTGATTCTACTTTACTTGCTGTTAATATATCTACTGCAATATTACCATTTCTTTCAAGTTCAATAGGCTGTGATATAATAGCAGAATTATTCTTATACATATGTTCAAGAACATACTTCTTAAAATCATTATAAAGTTTCTCATTAACAGTTCCACCAAGATAATTCTGAATACTCTTAATAGCATTAGTGAAAGCATAAGATTCAGTTTCAAATAAACCTTGATTAATAAGAATACTTGGAACTGTACTATATCTTAAGAATCCATCAAGTATTGGATAAGCACTATCTTCATTATTAGACGACAAGTAAATACTTGGCATGAAAGCTCCTTCTTCGGTAGCAGCAGTAATACCCGGATAAATAGCTTCAAGCAAAGGCTTATCTTTTACTTTAAGACGAGCAGCATCATCACTACTAAGTATTGCACTTATATCATCAATAACTTTACGTGTACTAAATATAGTTTGTTTAGCTCCAAACTTATCAGGATTAAGCACTTTAACGTGATTAGCTATAATACGACTATAATCATTAATATAATTAAAGTTAAGTATTGCAGCTAAATCTATTAGCAAAGTAGGTTCATCATAAAGACCAGCATTTTGTGCTGCAAATCGTTCTTCAATAGTTGGAACGTCTATTGTAAATACATCAGCATTATCTATATTATCAAAGCTAATAGTACTATTAGGATACATCTTAGCAAACTCTTCTCCGTATTGTTGTTGAAGAGCTGTCATAACTTCCGTGATATTATTGTTATCAGTAACTACTTCATTACGTACTTTAACTCCTAAATCATGAGCAACACGTTTAATTGCTGTATGAATAGGATTATAATTACCACGAACAAATACAGATTGAGATTCATAATAAGCCTCAACTATTCTACTAACACCCGGCTGACGAAGCCAAGCCATAGCTGTATAAGCATCACAACCAATATCGAATAGAGTTTTAAATGCAGCAAACGTATATTCATTTTCATTTTTAATAGCTCCTTCTTTGATAGCATCAAGAATATGAGCGGTAGTATGAGAACTTGCAACTGTAATGTAGTCACCTACTACGTTCTTATTGTTTTTACTATTTCCTATTCGGTTATGATAGACTATGCCATCTTTGACAGGAAATGCCTGAGCAGCAATATCAAGATTAACTCTATTACCATATCTTACTCTAATAGGAACACTAAGTTCGGCTTTAGCAACATTGAATACAGAGTTACCTGTATCGCGAGCAACACTAAATGCTTTCAATGTAGCACCACCCATAGCATTTCTATGGAATTGAATTTGGTCAAAAAGATTATAAACGTTTCTTTGTTTAGCACCAACAGCATCAAGTTTATCAAGAGCTTTATTTGCAGCAGTAATATCATCAAAGTTACTACGAGCAAGATTCTCTTCGAGACTTGATTTATCATTCATGATAGCAATCATACTATCAACGATACGATTGTTTCGAGCGCGACGGTTATTTTGGTCTTCAATAGGAAGCTGTTTAAATTCCTCATAAGTAGGTAATCCAAAAGCAACAGCACGTTCATTAATAATATCTCTGAATTTATCTCTTGATAATTCTTTAATATCATCTATTGTAAGACTATTAGCATTATCATTAATACGTCTGAACATATCTCTTTGTTCAGCAATAACGTCAGCTATTCTACTATACTTATCGTAGAACTGTGTAAACGCTTGATTATCTCCATATAGTCTACTATAAGTAGGCATAATAGAAAGAAGTCCATTAACTCTATCAGCAAACTTCAATTCTTTATTACGGAGAAAACTATCAACAATAGGTTTAAATTCATCAGGTAATTCATGATAAGTATCACCCTCATCAAGAAGTTCTTTTACTCTCTTTTCAAGATAATCTTCTAAATCTTTATTACTCTTACGAATAACTTCAAAGTATTTATCTTTAATAAATTGTTTAGTATCTCTATCTACTTGAAGCATATCTCGTGTTATACGCTCTTTATCAGAATTTCTAAGAACATGAGATACATATCTTCCATAAGTAGCAGCTTCAGCAGTACTATCACTAAATTCTACTTTATGAATACGACCATCTTTACCAAGATAAGTTTCATAAGCAATACCATAAATAGAGTCAACGTCAAAGTCAGAACCAGTTTGTGTTACCCATTCATCTGGAACTACAATAGTACTTCCCATCCATTTAGGTAGAAAACCTACAACTTTCATAACAGCCATAGACTGTTTACCCTCTGTTGGAATACGATAACCAATACATTTAAGAACTTCTTCATCAATATCTTCAATTCGAATCTCTTTAACAAGATTACCATTTTTATCATATTGATTGAACATAGCTTTTGCCCATTTAGGAAGAAGTATTTCTACTTCTGAACCATCTTTATGATAGCCAAGTTCAACACGTTCACCAGTATCAGTTTCAATAGTTTCACCAGCTTTAAGCTTTCTACTCTTTTTAATAAGTCCATCAAGACCAACACTTGTCACCTGAGCAGCATGCCATCCAGGAAGTTTTTGTCTTGTAATAAACTTATTAAATTGACTTTGAGCAATACTCTCAATTTTACTTGAAACAATATTCATATAATTAGGCATGACCGGACCAGCATCACCATTCTTAACAGAAAGATAATCAATAGTATTACTATCAAGTCCAAGACGAGCAGCTTCTACCATTGCTAATTTATAAATACGAGTATAGTCAACTTTACCGTTATTGTCTCCTATAATACGATAGTTCCTATCAAACTTAATACCATATTTATCCATAAGAGCATTAAAGTCTTCACGGATATTAGCAACATAAGCTTTAATAAAATTATTCTTATGACTACTAACAGCAGCTTGGCTATTATCAAGTATCTTTTTCATTACTTGAATACCAGCTTTATTCTGTGCATCAGTAATATGTTGAGGAACATCTTGTTGTTTATAAAGATACATATAACTAAATGGTTGTTTAACCTTTATAGCTTTCTCTTTAAATACAGCAAGATTTTCAGGAGTTACAACTCCTTCGTTATCCCAATAAGTAAGCACGTCATAATTAGCAGCTTTACTTGTTTCTTGAGTATTAACTTGGTCAATATCATTTTCTATCATGAAATTGGTAAGTTCTCCTAAACTTGTTCCCTCAAGGAACTTAGGTACAAGAACAAACTCTGCGTTTTTAATCTGACGAGGAAGATGTCTACCAAAACGATTATTATAATAATGGTCATAATAGAAGTTCTTCATTACCTGTATGAATGCTTGTAAGTCATTAGGATTAATCTGATTAACATCAGTAGTAGTATCAGTAAGTTGCTTAATAAGTTTAGCATACTTAGGATATTCTCCTAATATCTTAAGACGACGAGCAGCTTCATATATAGTAATATAAGATTGAGCATCATTAACAGTTGTAGTCGTAGCGCTTGTCTCGCCCTCATTTTCAGCAGGAACATAACCAAAACCTTCAGCAATTTCTCTTGCTTTAGCTTTATCAGTTCCAGATTCAATAAGTTTATTATAAAGCATATTACGATTAGTACTTGGGCGAATACTATTCTTAATAGTAACAGCATTCCAACCAGTTCTAAGAGTTACAGCTTTACCGTTAGGGAATTTAAGAGCTTCATCTCCAACAAGAAGATAACTACCAGCTATCTCATTAACCGATTGAGTAAACGGACTATCATTTTCTTGTGCAACCTTATAATTAGCTATTGAATAACTTGTACCACCAGCTTGACTTTCCTTAGCACGTTTAAGGAATGTTTGAGGGTCTTTATAATACTTACTATTTCCTTCAAACAAATCATCAAAGTTAGCAAAATGAAGATAAGCATTAAGACCATATTCTGTAATCTCATAATCAGCAATACCCTCAAGGAAAGAACCAAACTTATTATGAGTCTCTCTAACAAAGTATTGTTGATAAGCATCAATCCATTTAGTAACAATATTATCAAGTTGAGCTTCAACATTAGCATCAAAAGTTATAGATGCAGACGCATTTGCAGATTCAGAATATCCTGTTAATTGTATGCCCCCCGTAGAGAATGTGGAGGCAACAAGTTCATCCATAGCTTGTTCAACATTATAACCAACAGTACTATCAAGTTTAGTAAACTTAAAAGCATTACCAGTAAGCTTACCTTTATCTCTAATACCCTTTTTAGGATTATAATGAAACCATTCAACAAGATGTTCTTTATCATTATGCTCAACATCATAAAGAGCTTTATAATAATCAAATAGTTCTCCTTTTAGAATATTAAGGAAACCATTATAAAGAGGATGACTTTTATTAATATTACGAGCTTCAGGATGATTAGCTTTAAATTCTTCTTCTACTAATTGACTAATAGCAGAACGATATTCACTTAATTCATCACTGAAAATAGCTTGTCCTTGATAAGTAGGACTTTCTATATAATAACTACCTTTACCATCATCACTAAGAATACCACTAAAATAATGATATTGATAACCCTCATTAGGTTTACTGATAACATAAGCAATAGTTTGACGTTCTCCAACTTTAGGTTTAAGGTTAAGAACTTTAGCAGGACTTGTTTTAATACGTTCAGGAGTATTCATAACAAGATTAACTACTTCGTCAACAGAAGCATTCATTGCGTTGAACTTAGTAAGTTGTTCATCTGCAACACTTAAATCAGCTACTTTAATAAGTTCGTTAATTCTAAACTTAGTATAAGCAGTCATAGCTGCTTTATCATAATTCCAAAGACCGTCAGTAGAATACTTAGGCATACTTACTGCAAAATTCTTAGGAGCATCCGAAGGGATTCTCATTAAGAAAGGAGCAGTTTCAATTTGACGACCATTAGCAGTAGCGGTATTATATTTCTTATAAGTTTGAAGCTTTTTATGATAAGCATAAAGACCTACAAGATAATAGTCACCGTCAGACATCTTGGTATAGTCAGCATTAGTACCAGCTTGTTGATTACTTACTCCATTAAGCAAATAAGGACTAATAAGTTTTTCTGCATAAGGACTAAGTTCATATTCTCCATTAGGTTTAATTCTAAATAAACCAACTATGCCTTGTTCTGGTCTATCAATAAGGATATTACTATAAGCATATTCTGTAGATTTAAGCTTCTCTTTAACCCAAGCATTAAGAACATCTCTATCTCCGCATATCTTAGCAATATTAGTAATGAAGTTATTATAGATAACATCACTATTAAGATTACCTTCAACATTACGAGAGTTAAGTTCAGCTTTAGAATATACATAAGGTTCAATAGCTTGAGCTATATTACCAAGTACTTCATCAGCCCCACGAAGATATTCTCCATCAAATTTAGGAAGTTCTTTCTCTACATATTTGGCATCAGTAACTCCAGCCATTTGAGCTTGCTGATAATCAGCAAATCTTCTTCTGTTTTCTCTTTGTACTTCTCTATATTTAAAGTCTCTATCTTCCTTTTCAGCAAGACTTTGTTTAGCAGCGCTATTAACTGTACGAAGATAACTAATAAGTTTATCAACATTATCATTACGATGAGTAGCTACTGTTTGATTATTACGTTCGATGTAATTATCAATAGCCAATTCATTCATACTTGGGAAGTATGTTTTATACAGTTCTTTAAGCTGACGAACTACATCATCAAACTTAGTAGCATTAGCTTGAGCAACAGAAGATTGAAGATTGCCACGACGAGCACTCTTAACTCCAGATACTTTACCGGAAGATTTAAAGCTCTTAAATGCTTCATCGAGTTCGTCAATTTGTCCTTCAATATCAATATTATCTGTTTGAATAGAACTACCTTTTAAATCATTACGAAGATTAAAGTATAGTTTACGAACAGGATTATTAGAAGTATTGCTTTGAATAGATTTAATAGAACCAAAACCATCAATAGTAACTTCAAGTTTATCAATAGTAAACTTATTTAAATCAGTATATATCTTGTTAGCTAAATCAGGATTAGCACGCATATCGTTAGCCACCTTAATAAAAGCAGCAAACTCTTTTTTATTATTAGCAATAACTTCAATAGCGTCAATGAAATCATTAATAGATTTAAAACCTCCAAGATTACTAATAATATTAGAAAGTTCAATAGTACATTCTTGATAAGTATGACAAGTAGGAACGCCAAGAGGATTGCTACGGTCTACATCATAACGTCCATCGTTGTAACGTTGAGTACTATTAAGATGCTGTAAACTATCAAAGTATTGTCTAACTACTTCACTAATATGTTCAGTATAATTAGAAATATTAGAACCAAAATCCCATTGTTTAGTACTAAGGTCTACTTCATCTCCTTGTTCTACATCAGTGATAACATCTTCAGTATTATCACTCATAAGAGACAATTTGAAAGCCTCATCTTGAAAATCAGTATTACGTCCAAGAGCAGCAACTTTACTATTATAGAATACTTCATTCCAAAAGTCTGGGTCACCAAGAGCACTTTGAACTAAATCTTTAAAGTTACGTTCTTGGTCAGTTCCATTTTCTTCAATAGCATAATAGGCAGCTTCGATATTATTAATATCAAAACTGCCATATTGATTAGCTTTAACTATAAGTTGTTTTTTAAGAGCATTCTTTGCAGTAGCAATAAGACTTGTAACGTAATTCTCTTTACGTTTATCTGCATCAGAAGTTCTATAATTAATTGTACTAATAAGGTCTGCACAATATTGAGTGGCAGTATCAAACGCAGCTTGACTACGAAATGAATACATACCACTATTAGCATTTACTTTAGAAGTATTATTAACATTAAAGAAGTTTCTATTACGATACTCTTTAATAAGACGACGGAGAACATTCTTGTTAATACTTTCAAGATTATCCGTCTTAGCAACTGCATCTTCTCTACAATATTGAAGGAATCCATCAGTTTTAAGAAGCGCACCAAGTTTATAACAATCAGCAGGATTGTTATTTTCGAGTTCCTTAATTACATCATTAACTTTAGGAACATTATGAAATTCAATAGAACATCCGTCCATAGGTTTATCTTTATAAGAACGTCCGGCAGACGAGCGATTTTAAGGCTCTCTGCCGAACTTTCTTGTTTATAGCTTTACTTCTTTATAGGCAATAAATTTTCGTCTCACCAGCAGCCAAAGAACGGTCAAATTCGGTACGTTCGGCGGTTGTAAGTCCGGTACGAATTGCAGCCATGTTTGGCACAGTCAGATTATCACCTGTAATATCAATAGAACTAAACATATCACTAATATCAACATCAAGTCCCATAGTATCATCCGCTTGTTGAGACAGTTCAGCAGCAGTACTTTCTTGTTCATTAATGACAGTTGTAATAGGGGGAGTAGATTCTTCTACTTTATTATTAACATCATCTTGAATAAGTTTTTCTTCAACACTCTTTATATCTTTAAACTTCTTACCAAAAGCTCTAAGTTCTTGAGCTAAAAGAGTATTATCTTTAATCTTATTAAAACCGAATAGTTGTCTAATAAGCTCTATAATTTTCTGCCATAGATTTGGTCGTTTAACATCAGCAGATACATTCTTAGTACTACTAATATTATTAAGAGCTTCATTAAGAACATTATTGGTAAGACTTTCAACAATAAATTCTTCAAGCATATACGTATAATCCTTATTAGGGAAACTTGCTGGGTCAACTACTTTACGAAGTTGAGCAATATAATTATCTCTATCATAGAGATTATCTTGTATATGTTTAGCAAAATCTGGATAAGCATCAGGATTATTAAGAGCATCAATAAACGCATCACGAATAGTACTTATCTCATCTATGAAAACTTGAGATTGCATAATACCATTATCATAAATACGTTTATGAAGTTGTTCATGAGCAAGAACTCTAACAGCTTTATATTGACTACCACGAGCTAAATTGAAGAATGGTTTAAATAATGTAATACTACCATCAGCAGTATGATAAACTGCATAATCGGTATTATCATTAAGAGTATCAATAGAAACATTAGCAGGAAGTATTTCATCTAATATAGCTTTATCAGCAGCAGTTAGAAATTCAGGAGCAGTAGCTTTGATAATATCATTAGTAGATACATTGTCTTGGTCACCACGTTGTTCGAGAGCATTGATAGCAGCTTGTCTTGCTGTCTCTGCATCCTCTACGGGGCGCAGCACTTCGTACTCAATCCGAACTTTTTGTTTAGCTGAATCATCTTTAGGATTAGGTCTAAAGTTACTTTCATAACCACCAATATTAGTCTTACCTAATCTAATCTTACCAGTACCATTCTTGATAATATAATCAAGATAATTACCATAATTGTAAGATTTATCTCCAAATGTAACAGTCAATGAACCATTATCCTCATGTTTAACATAACGATTATTATCTGTACCTCTGGCAATACCATGACTCATACTATAAACAGAACTATCAAGAAGTTTATTAACAATATCTGCCAATTCTATTTCAAGAGTACCACCCCAACCAGTTCTACCAACACCAGCACCGCTAACTTGAGTAGGATTCAATGTAATACCTGTACCTAAGTCTGTACTATCATTCTTAAACTTATAGATAGTAATCATTGGTATATCACTTCCAGCAGTAGTTATAATTATACGATTATTATATTCGATACAATTAACTCCATCTATAAAGTTTTTAACACCAAAGATTGACATAAGTCTATCTTTAAGTTCTTCAAATGTAATATTTCCTTGTTGACGCTCTCTAATAGAATTAAGTACTTCATTACGAATAGCAGCACCTAATCCATTATTATAATTAATAGCTTGAGGAATAACTTTAGCATAGAAAGGTTCATTAGTTCCATTAGGAACAATAACTACCATATTACGATTCTTAAATCCAGCTTTAAATCTAACAGTTCCATTAGTGACATCATGTATTTCTCCGTCAGCAGCAATAGCTCCAAGATGAATATCGTCATAATTAAAACCTACAATAGCTTTATCAATAGCGGCAGGAGTAACATCATCTCCAAAGATTGCTTCTCCTCGACTAACATACTTAACAGTAATTTTTATATTATCTTGATTATCAATAATATTATCAACCATTTTATAGTTGTTATATTGTTTAGCAATCCAATCTACATAAGATTGATAATTTGCATCAAGATTATCACTTACATTATAAAGATAGATATTACCTATACTTCTAAGTAATCTAACAGCATTATCATTATTAGTATTTTTATTCTTAACTTGATTAAGAAGTTCTTTAGTAAGACTATTGTTCCAGAACTTATCAATATCTTCTTGAGTAAGTCTTCCAGCTTTATTCTTATAAAGAGCATCTATAAATTCTTTAGCTTCTTCACTAAGAACTCCATTTTGAGGATTAAGTTGGTCAAACAAGTCATCTAATGTACTACTATAACCATCTTCATTATATCTGATTTCATAAGTTAAATAACCATTATCAAATATATATCCATCATTATCAGCAGTTCGTTTAGCTCTTGAATTAAATCCTATCTTAGCATCTATTGGACCAGCAGGACTATTAACCGTAGTCCAAAACTCAACTCCTTGAGATTTAATAACAGGAGTAAGAGATTGTCCAACAGCTAAAGCTGCAAGAGCTTGTTTACCAAAATCATTTTCTGTTCTAACTCCTATATTATTATCAAGTTCAGGATTCTCATGCTCTTGGTCTTGTACCAACTCCATCAACTTTTCACGACTAAGAGCAACATCTCTTGGGGATATATTGATAAGATTCTCATCAACTCCCGATACAAGATAAGCACTCAAATCGTTATAGAGTTTGTTCACCGTTTCAAATGTAGCATTACTTTCGTTAATTGCAAATCTCATTAGACTAATTATATTAAAATAATCCTTTCCACCTATTGATAGAATATTATTATCAGCCTTATAAATATCTATGAGATTTCTAAAATATTCTGCACGATTAACTTCATCCGCAGTCATAAGTTTAGCAATAACAAAATCTATACTACTTGCGTGTTCTCCATTATTCATTTCTTGAACACTATTATAAATATATCGAATACTTCTAAGTTCTTGAGGAAGTATTTCATCAATTATATCAGTAGGATAACCTTGTCCAACAAGTTCATTTTTGATAGCAGAATACTGTGTATCATAATCAAGTGTAACAAGACTTTCATCAGTGTTACTAAGAAACTTATCAAGAAGATAAGCATTAATTTCAGAAGAAGCATTAAATTGTCTTTCTTGAGCAGCTTCTTGTTGAGCAAGTATAGAATGTAGTTCAGCATCAGCAATATCTTCAGTTACAGGAGCAACAATTTCTGGGGGAGTTTCTTCTCTGCCCCCCGTAGGAGATGTGGAAGTATCAGGCTTAACTTCGTCGGGCTGTTCAGTTTCAGCAGGAGCATCTTCTGCATTCTGAACAACAACTGGAAGAGTTTGTACCGGTTGATTATTAACAGTAGCAGCAGGTTGTTGTCCTTTCTGTCTCGCTTTAAGTCTTGCGTGACGACTAATAACATCTACAATAGGTTCAGATGATTCATCAAACAGATTAAGGTCACGGTTTATTCTATCAAGTTCGTCCTTAACATTATCACTAAGATTTACACCTGTATTGCCAGATAAATAATCAAGAACATCATCAATATCATTAGAGTCAAAAGCATTATCAAGTCTTTGAAGAGTATCTTTGAAAGCTTCATCTTCTGTAACTTTAAATATATTCTCAATATACTTAGCTCTATCTCTAATTTCTTTATTTGTTTCAGCAATATCACTACTAACCAAAGTTTTTCTTCGGTCTGCCATACTACGTCCAATTACAGCAGTAGCAATATTTTTATCTATATCATTAAGTTCTCTATAAGCATTAATATCACGAGATTCATTGTACATAGCATTAAATGCTGTTTCATCAGCAGCATTAACAGACTTAAGAAACGCTTGTTTCTTCTTATTTATACGACGAACAATATGTCCATGTTCGAGTTTATTAATTTTCTTATCTCTAAGATTCTTATCATTAAGAGTAAGTTGTTGATTAAGATAATTAAGTTCTTGATTAATACCCTCAAGATTAATAACTCTATTAAGTTCTCCAACATGAAGTTTAGCATTCTCGTCTGTTATATCATTAAGTGCTCGGTTATAATCGGAAGTATAACCGTCTATTATACGTTGTTCAGCTTTAGCAGCTAACTTATTATACGTATTCTCCTTAGCAATTCTACCAGCAATATTAGCATCTTTAGCATCATTATTAATAGCTTTATTAAGTTCAGTTTCATACATTTCTGAAACTTCAGCCATCTTAGCAACTGTATTTGCCATAAATTGTTTAGATTCTCCTTGTTCAATAGCACCGCTCTTATCCATATATTGAGCAGTATCTTCTGACATTAGAAAATCTTTAAGCAAATCATAGTTACCTTTGTCAATAGCATTAATAGTTAAATCTGTTATTAACTTTTCAGTTTCAGTTTGTTTAAGAGCTTCACGTTCAGTATCACTTATTTCTTCATAAGCGTTAGTACCATCAGCATTTTGAATAACATTCCCACTATCGTCAAGTATAGGACTATTAGGATTAAGATTATTATTCAAGATAGCCATATTATTTACATATCTATCAAGAAGAGCAGCACGACTATCAATTTCAGCTTTACGACTTTCTGTTAGAACATCTTTGTTCTTAGTAACATATTTAGCCCATTGTCTTGTAGCAGCACTACCTATTCCTTGAAAGGCAACTCCACCAAGCCATCCCCAAAATGCTTGTTCCCACATTTGTGGGTCTTGAAGATAATCAGTATAAATACGAGATTGATAAGCATCGTTAAGCATAGCACGACCTTTATCAACTCCGGCTTGTTGTTGTACATATTGCCAACCCTCTTCAAATCCTTCACTACCTTCACGAACAACATTAAGAAGAGTTTCTTTATCAGGAACTTGTAGAAACTTTTTAATACCAGTAAGTGATTGAACTTCTCTACCAACTAATCGAGAAGCAGCTTGTTCATTTGCTTCTCTCAAAGTTCTATTAGTAGCCATGTTCTTAGCACCTTTCCAAATATTCTTTAGTCCTTTTAGCTGCCAAGCATCTAATAGCATAAGCCACATATCATTCGTGAAAGTATCATCAGCAGATTCGCCAGATACATATTTAGCAATTTCGTCATCACTAAGTCCACGAAGTTTAGGATTATTCTCATATAGAGTTTCTCTGTCTTTATCAGACATAGTAGCTAATCGTTCCTTAGCTTCATCATAAACTTGTGTATAAGTATCACGAGCTTCTATATAGTTTTCAGCAACTCTACTTGCAGCAGCAGTACCTAAAATCTCACTTCCAGTTTCTGCCATCTTACCCCAAGTATTAGGTCTACCAAATGGTGTACCAGCAACTTTACCGATACCACGAGCAAGACGTCCCATACCTAATACTTTACCAAGTTTAGAAACAGCAGTACCGGGAATAAGAAGACTCAAAGTAGAAGCTATACTAACAGCATTACCAAGCCACCAACCTGTATCTCCAAAATCAAAATTTTCATCAGGATTAGTACGATAGATTTCAAATCTTTCACGAATAGCATCTTGCCATTCAGCAAGTTGAGAACTAACAGGATTTGTATAATCGTCATCAGAAACTCCTATAAGTTGGCCAGCAGCATCAACCAAATCACTAAATCCACGAAGAGTACCAAGAACAACTTCAGAACCAACAGCTTGCCCAACAAATCTACCGGTTTGCTCAAGTACTCCTTGATTTTCTGCACGTTCTTTATTTAATTCTTCTTCAGTATTATAAGGATTAATATAAACATTATAAGGAGTATATTTATCTACATCATATTGATTAAGATTATAAATACCTTTAGCAAGTGTACGTCCTAAAACAGAACGACCCTCGTCACTAATAGAAGTGCCGGGGTTATAATCTGTAATAGTAGGGGGCTGAAGTGCCCCCTTTTTAGTCTTAGGATTATAGTCAGGATTATCTCTAACGTTTCCTTCTTGTGCAAACTTTAGTATATCCATTTATTTACCTGTTATATTATTAATTAATTGTTGGTAGTAATAAGCAACAACAGATTTGTTATTACCACTTCCAGTAATTTCAGCTAAAGTATGAGCAGTCTGTTCAGCAATAGCACTAATAGCTTTAGGTTGAACTTGAACTCCAGCTTGAACAGCATTGAATATATCATTCCATTTATAATAAGCATCTCTTAAATCAACAGCCGTTTCATTAGAAACAGTACCTAAAGATTTATTATCAGTCTTATTAACAACTTCAAATCCATTACCAACAGGAACCATAGTTACTTTATCAATATTAGCAAAAGCGGAAGCGTTAGTTAAGTTAATATTACGACCAGCAGCGCCATAAACATTTACATCATTCTTAGCTTTAAATGTTGTATCACGATTCCAACTTTCAACAGCAGCACTATTAAAACCACCAGGAGCATATAAAGTAACAGGAGCGTGCTTTTCTTTATCTCCTTCATATTCTCCACGAATAGTAATTTGAGGACTCCATTGACCAGTCTGTGGATCTTGTACAGCCATAACACTAATATCTTGTGGTTTAGCACTACGCAAACGAGCTGTTAGAATCTTACGGTCTTCACTTGAAACATTCTCAAACATATTATTGTCACCAACAACTAAAGCTCCGGTTTGAGTTAAATCAATACCTTGAATAGCAGCCATAGCTTCATCAGTTTCAAGTTTATAAGCAGTAGAAAGTTTACCAGCAGCTTCTGGATTAGCTTTCATCATAAAAGCAAGTTCAGCAGCATTAGCACTTGGTTGTGTAATAACACTTTGTCCGAGCTGTAACATTCCACCTTTCAACATTTCATCGTTCTTCTTCTTCATACTATCTACTTTTCTTATAAGTCCCTCAAAGACATTATCTCCTTGAGTACTTCTACTTGTAGATATGAATAAAGACGTTCCCCAATTAGTACCTTGATAAGATTGTGATTCTGTAACAGGTTCTTCTTCACCATTAGCACTAACACGAACTACATTGTCGCCCCATTTACTATTAACAAGACCTTTACCAAGTTGCCATATTTCACCAACAAGACTTCTCTTATTAATAGCATCAGTAGAGGCTTTAGCAAAACTATAAAGACTTCTATTATTATCACGAGGAAGTTCAACATATTTCTTACCGTCTTTACTACCAAATTTAATACCTAATGCTTCGGCTTTCTTTTCACCACCAACATTAGCAATAAATTCATCATATATATCATCGTCTGCAAAGTATTGACGAATAGCTTGACCGTTACTACCATATAAATTATTAACACGAGTAGCATAATCTTTAGCATATTTATTGTTCTCAACAGACGGTAAATCGCTCATACTAACAATAGCATTATATGTATCAAATGCATTTGCTATATCAGGGTCTTGACCAGCTTTAAGAGTATTCAGATATTCTTGATTATCTTGGATAGTTTCAAGATTCTGTAAAGCTCTAAGCTTTTCCATTGGGTCAGTAATATTATCAGTAATAAGTTTCTTAATAGCATCATTAGTCTGACCATCAAGATTAAATTCAAGATTAGGATTAGCTCTTTTAAGTAAGTTAGCAAGACTCTGTTTACTTGATGTTATATCGGCTTGAGCTTTAGATGGAACAAAATTCTCAATACGAACAGGGTTTGTGGTAGTACTAAGAATATCAGCTCCGCGAGGATTACCTTTAGCAGCTTGTTTGTTAGCAAGAGCTAATTGTGCTTTCCAAGCTTCACCATATTTAGTATCAGAAGTTTGATTATAATAAGTAGCAGCTTTATAAAACGGGTCAACTCTCTTAGTCAGATATTGTTCCGGAGTAAGAAGAATACCATCTTTATCTGTTATATCAGGATTATTACCACCACTCTTATCATATTTCCATTTAGCAATCTTATAATCTTGTTCAAGACTTGCTTTAGCTCCAGGAGTATTTTCAATTACAGCAGAAACAGCAGCAGCAAGTTTATCTTTACTAAGACGTTCCCAACGATTACTACTTGATGAATAAATTTCACCGGTAACTGATTTAGTAATATCATTAGTAACTTTACCTTGAGCATCAAGCCATCTTGTTTGACTACCTCCACCAGATTCTTTGGCTGCCCATTTAAGAGCTTGGTCAAGAATTTGATTCATTGGAACAGTACTAACTTCTTGGTCAGTAGGTTGCCATTTACTTCCACCAATAATATTTCCTTTATCATCAGTAACATCCTTATAATTATACTTATTCATTTCTTTGTAATAAGCTTTATAATCTTCAGGAATATCAGTACGTTTTTCAAGTCTATCAATATATTGTTTATAATCCTGTTGAGCACGAAGTCTACCAATCATACCCGGATTAGACATTATAGCACCATTTTCACGAATAATATCATCTAATGCACCGTAAGCATTACCATAAGTGCTGTTATCTGTAACAGCACTCCTTATTTTATTAACTTGTTGTTGTCTCCATTCATCTTCTGCCTCATTCAAATCAAGTTTAGCAAGTTCAGCTTGAACGGCAGATGCTGTATCAATAGCTTTAAGATGACCTTGTTCAAGAGTATCATAAGCTTTACCAGCAACATCCAGATTAACTGGATTAACAACAGGTCTAAATACCTGATTAAATTCCTCTATTGGCATAATTATCAATATTAAAATGTAACACCTTTACTTGTAAACAATCTACGGTCAACATTAGGATGTGTAGCATCATAGATACCAAGAGTATTATTATAATTTCTACGATTTTCAATACGACTAAGCATATCTTGAAGTCCAACATTAATACCACTAAATACATTATTAAGAGAACTTGCTTTCTGTTCACGAATACTATTACGGAAAGCAGCACTACGATTCTGCCAATCATTCATAGCAGCAACGTTAGTAGCTCTAACACCTTGTTTATTTAATCTATCTTGATTAATAAGTTGTGTTTCAATGTTCTCTTTTTGTCCACGAAGACTATTTTTATAATTTTGTGCTTGATTACGAGTTCTTTGAAGTCTTTGTAGACGAGTTCTACTACTTGAAGTATTAGCATTAATATCAGTAACCATACGACGAGCATTCTCTTCAATCTCTCCAAGTTGCGGACTAATATTAAAATCAGTTTTAAGATTAGACGCTATAACAGGATTAGGTTGAGGAGGAGCTTCCATTTTATTAAGTGCTTTACGAGTATTAATACCGCTTGCAATAGTACCAGCAAGATTAGCACCAAGACCTATAATATCATTAGTGTCAAGTTTATCAAATAAAGCAAGTCTCTTACGAGGAGAACTAATAGTATCAGGAACACCAGCATTAGTACTTGCACCATCAACAGTACGAGTAGGTATCGTAGTTGGAGTATTTCTTGATAGAGTAGGAAGTCCTTGCATCATACTATCAAGACTTGCAAATTTAGGAGCAGCAGTAGGTGTAGCAGTAGCAGAAGTTTTAGTAGTTTTGCTACTTCCACTTCTCCTACGGGGGGCAGAACTTGTAGCAGGTTTAGATGTCTTAGTTGCAGCTGTAGTAGCAGGAGCTTCTTCAATAGGAGTAACTCTTGTCTGTGGAGCACTATTTGTACTTCTTGTTCCAGTATTTCTGTTACCACCACTATAAGTTCCAGGAGTAAATTCAGGAACTTCTAACATATTTCTAAAGTCAGTTCTTGCACCTTTAGCGTCTCTACTTGCAGCATCAGTAACTTGTTTACGTTGTGCAGCAGCATCTCTTGCATAACTTGAAGCATCAGGATAACGAGTATCATAACTACCACGTCTAACAGTAAATCCTCTATTAGAACCAGAATTATTTTTACTACGACTTCCAGCACTATTTCCAGTTGCTCTATATTGAACAGGATTAAAAGGTTCTATAAAATTATTACCTTTTGGAATAGAACTATTAGCAACAGAAGCTTTAGCATCACGTTTAGCAGCAGCTCGTACTTGTCTATCAGATTTACGAGCAGCAGCACCACGACCATCAAGTAATCTACTATTAGGAACATCATCGTCAATAGGTAGATAAGCAGTTTCGCCAAATTCATCATTAGTAACTTGATAAAGTTGTCCGTTCATAACAACATAATCTTTATCTCTCTTATCAGTACCAAGTGCAGCTTTTTTCCTACCCCCCGTAGGAGAAGGAAAAGGAACGTCTCCTACGAGCTTATCAATAACATTACCATTAACAGTAACAAAACCACCAGCAGCTTTTCTATTTTTATTAGGAACTAAACCAAGTTCTTCATCTATCTCAGTATTAGTTCTTCTACGAATCTTAACTTTACCACCCATACGTTTTTTACTTCCATCGTCATTAATCCCATTTACATCTTTAAATGTTTCTTGTGCTTGAAACACTTTATCAGGATTAGCACCACCCATTACAAGTTTAGCAGGACTATTACCATTAATAATAGGTTGAGCACTAAATACTCTTAGACTATCTGGTCGTGTTTCGACAATCTCTCCATCTTCGACTTCTAAACCAGTCTTAGGATTCTTGCCAATATCAATACCACCTTGAGAGTGTTTACGACCATTCATATAGTAAAGATTACCACCAATGTTAGTTGCTTTACCACCTCTAACTACATTTGGTTTAATTTTAGTCATCTTATAATATTATTATATAATTATAGCATTTCAGCCGTTTTAAGGCTTGCTGTGAGACTTTCTGCCAAAGTAATACTATTAATCACTTCGCATACTAAAGTCCAACAGGCAAGCGGAAAAGCGGCTCTATGGCTGTGTTCAGCTCTTTTTCTTACCACCGCACGCCATAACAGATATAGGCTTACGACCACCATAACGTTTAACTGGTTGAAGTCTTGTAGGAAGAGTTTGTCTATAATCATTAGTATTAATACCAATAGGACCAGCAAGAGGAGCTGCAAGAGTTTCTTGCTTCTTTTGTTCATTCTTCTGTATCATACGATTGGTATATCCACCTTTAATAGCACCGCCAACAGCATTACCAATAGAAGCACCAATACCGCTTATTCCTTGAACACCAGTAGCTCCTTCGACTAAACTACCAATTCCAGATACAGTACCGGAGATAACATCTCCCCAACCGCCCCAAGCTTTTCTATTCTTATATTTAGTAATACCACCATATTTTTGAAGTCTTGCTTCAAATTCTTCACCAGCGCCACCATCATCATAAGAGGCAAGAGCTTCATTAATAGCATTAGCTTCTTGAACTCTTTTATCATATTCTTTGTTGCGCTTTTCAATTACAGCTTGACGTTTAGCTTCTCTCTTTTTCTTAGCACCTCCAATAAGTCCACCAGCAATACTAAGACCAGCTCCAATAATAGCTCCTATAAAAGCTTTACGTCTTTTATATTTCTTTTCCATATTAATAACATTGTATATCGTCAATATTTATAGTTTTATTTTCATCTCTAAAGATAAATCTAATAGCAAAATACTTACCAACGATAAGTTTATTATCAAGTTTACTAAGTTGTTTATTGACTTCATTATACTTACCCGTATGTCTATCAATAGGCGGTACAGTCTTTATCTCTTTGATTACATTTCTAAACCAGTTCATAAACCATATGCCGTATCTGTAATACGGATGCTTGTAATCTTTCATACTTTCCTTTGGTTTACTAATGTCAACATAATCAGAGAAACAACAATTAGTATATATCACAAGTTCATCTCCACAATAATTATCATTACGGTCTTTATTAATAATATAACTAATATAATTAAGAACAGTATCCATATTCTGATTATTAAATATAACATCAATAAACGAATAAGGAACTATATGAGTATTAATAATGCCACCCTCTTCATCAAGTTCTTCAATAGTTTTAAACTCACCATTGAAATAATTAGATGTATTATCAATAAGATTAATATAGTTATTAAACTTAGCAAAATTGAATTTATCTATTGTGGATTCATTAGCAAAATAAACATTATCTTTAGTATTAAACAAATAGTCATACCAATAAGTATGAGTACTTATCCAAGCCTTATGAAGAAAACTATAAGATATAGCAAACATTTGTTCTGTGTCACCGGACTTAACTTTACCAAGACAAAGAAGTCTAACATTCTTTTCATCAATAGCAAAGTTTATATCAGTAACTTCTTTAGTAAGAAGATTCTTAAATCCAGCTGTTATATCTTCAAGATTATTCTCGTCATAACGATATAGTTTTCGAGCATCATTATCATAAAAGATATAACCATAATTACTACAAATAAATTGACCATGTTTCTGAATACCAGCATAACCTTTATTACTTGTAAACACTTCAACATAATCAATACCAAAAGCATCAGGTATAACAAGTTGTACATCTTTATTCTCTGTCTTCATTGAACTATCTCTGTTAAATATAAACATTGAATGTTCACAATGAGCAATAAGATAACTACCAATACCAACAACATTAACAATATTACCTTTGTTTTCAGCAATAACTTTATATTCTTCAGCTCTAAATGTTCTCCAATTATTTTCTACATTTTCATCACTAATTACATCACTACGACGAATCGTTTTCTTATAATTAGTAACATAATTAGAATAAACATCTTTATTAAATGAAGTTAGAACTTTATCAGTATAATCATAATAAGCACTATTAAGCTCAAATAAATTATCAACTTTATCCGGTACAATATTCTTATTAGTATGATTATGACTCCAATTAGTATTTCCACTACCATCTGTGTGATAATAAGTAAATGCTCTTGTTACAGGTTCTGTCTTAAGAGTTCGACAATGATACATATAACGAGAAACAAAAGGAAAACCAATTTTAATAATATGAAAACTATACATATGAAAGAAGTTATTAGCAGGCCAATTTTCTGTAGGAAGATTAGGATAATAATATTGACCATTATCTCCACGTAAAGGATAAGGACTTCCATCAGTTAGCATAAGACCACATACTGGTATAGTAACTAATTCATATTTAAAGTTTCTTCTTGTAGTACCATTTGAATCTTGAATCTCATATTTATCAGTATAAACATAATAATCATAATCATATTTAATACTCGAAGACGAACCATAAGTATAACCTCCGGGTTTATTCTCTATATATTCATCATAAGCAATATAACCAAGACTTATAAGTTTCTTATTAGTATTAGTATATATTTCATTAGTATAATTATATAGAAGTCCCATACGTTTATAAATGTATGTTGTAATACGATTATTAATATCAATACCTTTTACAGGAGTAAAGTTTGTATCTCTATTAAGAGTAAAGTTAATACGGGCAGGCGAACCATTATATACTTCTCCGGGATTCTGAATATTTTTATTTACAACAGCATAAAGTCCATCATATTGAGCATCATAACTATCATCCCATGGACTATTACTAAGATAATAACCTCCATAATAATTAGTACCATATAATCCAACTTCTTTATTATATCCAACAGTATAAGTAAATGGAGCACCAAGTTTTATAAAATTAAAAGCATTTGCCCCAACAGTTACAAAGTCTTGGAAATAAGCAGAACCACTTCTTGATATAACACTAATATTTTGGTCAATAGAACCAACAATAGCACGAGCACAAAGAATAGGCTCTGTTTCTTCATAGCTTATAAAGTATCCTATAAAGTCTTTATACATTGGTATATTAGAGAATCTAAAACATCCATAAGCTATATCTGTTCCATTATTTACACTTGAAATTGGTCTAAAGAATGTTTCTCCTCTATTATTACGATATGGAGTTGTATTATTAGAACTATATGAATCAGGAAATACATTAATAAAATATATATCTTGAATATCATCAGTAAATATTTTAGTAACAGCATGAGCATTAGTAGTATCTGTAACTCCATTATTCTTAGAATAGGTTTTGCAATCTTCAATAGTAGTGTCATTATTAATTGTATAATATACATAACTACCATCTGCTTTCTTACCAAGATTAATATTATAATTAACTTTTACATTATTATTTATTCTAATACCATCTGTATAAGAACCATTAGGATAAACATAATGAATAAAGAAATTATATACATTTTCAGTAATAGCCCATTTTCTATCAGGAGAAGCAACATAACTATTAATTAGAATACGGTCATTATAAGCAATATTATAAACATTAATATATTGACCAGCAGTATAACCATTATCAAGTTTAACACTCGATGTACGATACTGCCATATATTTACACGTTGAGTATATACAGTAGGGTCAACATCATTAAAATCAAAAATTATCTCTGTATTCTTTCTATTATTAAAATCTGGAATATTAATAATAACTCCACGATAAGCATATATAGCTTCTGAATAATTACTTTCAGCATATCTCCCAACATCAGCTTTACGAAAAGCTATATAAATATTATCAATATTTCCATAAAACGATTGTGTATCTTCATCATTATAAGGAGTAAAACGAAGAAACGCAGTATCATCTTTAAGGATACCACGCGCTCTATAATATTCTTTAATAGGAATAAGAATACAATAATCTAAATCAACACCAATAGTATTAGCATCAATTTGAGTTCTATTATAAATTCCAACTTCATATACTTGACAATCTGTCATATATACTTTAGTAGAATTACTAAGAGCTTGGATATAACATTTATATTCTTTATCTAATTCAAAATCTGAATTAACAGGTTTTCTATCAGGGTTATTCCAAACATATTCAATAGCATTAGCTCTTCCAATTATACCATTGATAGGAAGATTAGCAGTATCTATCTTTGCAGAAAATGGTTCAGTTAGTTCTTCAAATTCAGCATCTTCAACTTTATTTTCTTCTCCGCCACTACGACTACGACCAAAGAAAACTACAAAATCATCAATACTTGCTTGTTTAACAAAACTAACTTCTATACCACTTGTATCAATTTGGTCTACTACACTATTAGCATTTTCTTCTATATAATCAGCTACATAAAGTCTATTCTGATAATTACATAGAGTATTGACATTATAAAGATTGAAGAAAGTAGACGTCATTTCGTCTATACTAATAGTATATTTATCATCTTGTTTATTAGTAAGATTATAGATATTATTACCTATATCAGTTTTACCTTCAACAATAGCAATAGTTTCATGTTTAACAGTAGTAAGTACATATCCAATCTGATAATACTTATAAGTATTGGTCTTATCAAATATATCAATAACAAGTTGAATAGTCTTAGAGTTCTTTTCAGAAGTAGAGGAATATTCATCTTTAAGAATAACATTAGCCATATAATTAGTATTATTACTATTTTTATATGCTACATACCAAGAGTTTTCAAGCTCTTTAACAGCAACTTCATTATAGACTATAATGGGAGCACCTAATTTAAACCAATGAGTATAATCATATTCATTATTAAAGAATCTAATAAATAGAGCATAAGTTCCATTATATATAAGTCCGGAACCATTAACAAGATTATAAGCTCTAAGATTATAATTAGGAATAGGAGGATTCAAAGTATATTTACTTTCATCTCCAAAATTATCATAATTTGGTTCATCAAGATTAATACTTTTAAGAGGAACTCTTCCAATAGGATTATGTTCACTAATAGCAACAATAAGTTCATTATTGACATTGTAAGTATAGTCTCCAAATACTCGACCACCACCCCAAGTCCAATTGGTTACAACTTCTTTTTGAGTTCCCTCTTTTTCATTATATCTAATAATCCTATTCTTATTTGTAAAAAGAATAAATTCATTAGAACAAGCAATATGACCAACAATTAATTCTCCATCTGGAAGAGCAACAAATTCTTCAATGGCATTTTCATTCTGAATACCACCATTATCAGTATTAACAACGATATTACTCGCATGAGCAAGAGTTCCACTTTCAAGAAACTCTATATCATTGTCTGTGTCAAGTCTTTTATTAATTTCCATATAGATTGACTTATTTTAAAGCCCGCACAGCCATTATCTCGATTCGACTTGATTAGTTCATTGATATAAAAAATATCTCTGAATACAGGTCAAAAGAATTAGGTCTACGGACGTCATTTACGGGTACGCACCGGATAGTGAAAACATACAGCCCGTTTATTACTTTGATAAGTTCTACATTATCATTCATAGTATCTCAACGTTTAGGAAAAGTATAATTATAGAAATAACTTCTCCAAGCATTACTATCATCATTACCTGTTTGTTTCTGCATATCAACAATCACTCCGGCTCTTGCTTTATCTTTAAGTTGCATCCACTGATAATAAGGATTAGTACCATACTGACTTGCATTAAGATTAAATACTGGATGTTTCATACCACGACATAACATCTTATACATACAGTAAAAACCAATAGCTTCAATAAGAATACCATTATTAGGTATAACAGGTACATCACATTTATAATAATCACTATATTCAGTTTCAACTTCAAGAGATTCAATCTCTATACAATCAGCATCATAATTAAGTTCAATAGTATCTCCACAAATAAGGACATAGTTTCTATCTTCACTTCCCTTACGGGGGGTAGAATAAGTCTCCTCATGTATAATATGTTGATAAGCAGGTATGTCACTATTAGTATGAATTGCAACAGAACCATAAGTTTCTTTACCAGTATAACCAGTATCTACAACTGATACTCTATCTGATGCTCCGCAATCACAAGGAGGATAAACAACACAATCAGGATTATCTCTATCAGTAGATTTATTATAATACCCTTGACCAGATGGGCGACCCCCCGTAGAGGATGTGCAGGAACAATCCTTACTCCCACCGGTAAGCCGTTTAATCTCACAACCATTACTATCATATACTTTAAGTTCTCTGTCACTAAGCGGACAATAACTACGAGCTATACGATTAGTAACAGCAAGTTTACGTCTCTTAGGAATATACCTAAGAACATCAAGCTGACTCATTGCATCAATAGTCCAAGCAATAACACGAGGAATCCAATCACTACCATCAGGATTAAAATCGTTGTCTATTTTGGCTATTATGCGCTCCACGCTTGTATTTACATTGTTCAACATTTCTAATATATTTTAAATAAGCAGTTTTATCAACAATGTTATATATCACAAGTTTAGCACGAATATCTAATCTAAGATTAAGAACTGAATCACGAGTTGGACATTGACTGGCAATCTCTTCATAACTCTTACCACGAAGTTCTTTATGAATATATTCAGTATGTTCAAATTGAATATTCTGACGAGCTACATATCTATTATTAACAACACAAATATCATAAAATGTAGGAGTTTTCTTATAAACAATATAAGGAACACCATCATATTTAATACCTCTAAGTTTATATACCTCAGCCATCTTCTTACTATATGGAGTTTTACCTTCGGCAATCAACTTAGCTTTAGCTTCATTAGTAGCTTTATAATCAATAAAGTTTTTCTTAATCTTATCTTCGTCGCTATACTTCCAACGGTTTATCATTAAATCTCCAAGACCATAACCATATTGATAAGCATATCCCTCTAAGCAACATTTCTGTACACCATACTGATAAAACTTAGCAATATAATCACGATATTTAGAGAACTTAAGTTTAGAACGTTTCTCTGCAAGTTTAATAGCTGTATTAATAGCTCTACATTTCTTAAGAAGATTACAATACTTAATGATTTGTAGAAGTACTATTCGTTCTTGTCCTTCTTGATAAACTTCAAGTTTAGAATAAACTTTATTAAGAAGAGTTTCATCAGGATTATATTGACCTATTACCCATTCTGTCTTATAATCTGACATTGAAATACCAATGTTCTTAGATATAAAACCAAGACGTTCAGTAATAAATTCTCTGATATTACCTTTGACTTTAACAGCTGTATCATATTCTTCTTGAAACTTCTTAATATCACTATTAGCATCTTCGAGATACTTTTTATAATAATGCTTTATTTCAATATCTGGAACCATAAGAGATTATCTATTTAGTAAATTATCAGTAGGAACTTCATTAGTCTCTCTTGGTACTTGAAGAAGATTACGTTTAAAGATAATATCCTTAATAGCACCAACCATATCCTCCGGCAATAAGAACTCATCATTATCAAACGTATCGTCTGTATCAATATTATAACCGGAAGTATCTTTCTTACTCTCATGAGTTTCTATTTCAATAAGATGTGGAGTTTCAAATACAGATTCCACAACAATAGCATTAACAGTCTTAAACCAAACAGCAGTATTATCTTTAGTAAAGAAATAAATATACTCATTGATATAATCCCAACAAGGAAGATTACACATACCAACTAAGTGAGTATAAAACTTAGCACTCGCTTCTTTAGCAAAAGGAAGTTCATGATTATCATAACCAGCAGTACGAACACTTTGAAATGGCAGATTATTCGTAAGTCTAACAGGACGTGGAACTTTTTGAGCCGTTCGTTTAATTGGCTTAATCATATATTCAGCACTATTATGAAAATCCCCATCGGGAACATCAATAAGACTTAACTTAATTCTTTGTTGAAGTCCTTTATCAAGATATCTATTATTCTCAAAACTACGTCTGATAAGTTCATTACGAGTATGAAGAATAGCATATTTAATATTCCTACGTAGAGGAACATTATTAGGTTGCCCAACAGCATGAGCAATCTCTGAAATTAATTGATTGATAGATGACATAATCAGCAGTATTACTTGTAAGAAGATTCGCAACTCCATCTACACTTACAAATATACCTTTTTAAAATTAACATCCAAATGTTTACCAAAATTTTATAGTTGGTTAAAACAAAGAAAGCGGCAGCACGTTATCTCAACGTACTACCGCTTCACCTTTAGTATGAACACCTCTTTAAATTTCTTTGAAATAATTCCATACTTTACCAGTACCAGCATCTTCATCTTTAAACCAAAAGTTAATTGCTGAATAAATTACTTTTTCATCAAGTTGTTCTTCTGTAAGATTAGGAAACCAATCTTGGTATAAACGAACATAGTCATGGTATTGTGCATTAACTGCAACATAGACATCCCAATAAGTAATCTCTCGATTAATATTACGAACGTGTTTATCATAAATAGCTTTAGCGTCTTCAACAGTAAATACTTCTCCACGACAAACAATACCATTAGCTTTAGTATGATACATACTACAAACTTGGTAAGTAGCATAGACTTCATCAAAATGAGGACCACGAAGTCTTTCATGGAACTCACGCATAGCATCCCAAAATGCAGCTTTATTATGGTCTTCTACATAATCAAAAGCTTCATGAAAACCCTTGATAGCTTCAAGTAGTTCTCCTTGTGGAATAGTTGCTATATTGTAACCTTTAATAATCTCTTTATAATGATGCATATTACTTAGATGTTAGAGTTTCTTTAAAAGCAGTAAGGTCATTGGTATCAAGTTCTATTACTTTATCAATAAGTGGAATCTTAACACGAATCGTGCCATTACCGATTTCAACACCACCAAGAACTTCTGGATACTTCTTGACTTGAGCAACGAGAAGATTATCTGCCGTTTCATTTATAATTCCCTCAATATCAACCATACCATTATCATCCTGCGCAAGTTTCAGAAGAGAATCAAACTTAGCAATATTGTTATTAATAACTCTTGCTATATATGGACGAGCAATGAGAACAACAGGATTAGTACTTGACAATTCAGATAGTTTAGCATTTGCAAAGCCAACTATTTTATCTATTATAACTTTTCTTTCAACCATAGTTTATTTACCGTTTACATTTTTAATAAATTCAGCATAAGTAAGATTAGGATTAGCTTGAGTCGCTATTTGAAACTTCTTGAAAAGTTCAGCTTCTTTGTTAGCTTCTTCTACAATCTTAGCTTTCTTATCTTTTATGTTTTTAAGCTGCATATCCAGCAACTCTTTACCACGAGCACTATTAGCAACTTTACCTTTAACAGAATTGATAAGTTCTTGCTGTATTAAAAATTGAAGTTCTTGTTCAATACCAGCATAAGTTTGGTCTTGTGCAAGAATCTGTTTTTGGTCATTAGTAAGAGAAGCAATTTCTTTATCTATTTCTTCCCATACATTAACTTGTGGTTGAGTAGCAACAGTAGGTGGAATAAGTTGAGTACGAATCTTATTAAGACGTTCTATCTCTTGATTAACAGCTGTAAAGTAATCTTCGTTTGGATTAACTCTTCCACTAAGTAGTGGGTCAGTCTGACCTAAATTGAATTGATATTGTGGAGTCATAACGAAAGGTATTTAATTTAGTTCTTAAACAAAAAGAGTAGGAGCAAGAACTCCTACTCTAAAATTTGCGTTTATATCAGCTTATGCAGCCGGCGTTGGAGTCGTACTTGCAGGATGACACGGATTATAACTTGGATAACCAGTTACAGTAGGTTCATTAGGAAGAACCAATTCTCCGGTAATCATACGACAAGTTCTACGCCACAAATTGAAGTCTGCGTGTTCAGCAACTCTCTGAATATCACACTGGATAAGTTTGTCTTGATAAGGACGAGTAGCTTTCAATACAGCAACTTCTGTACGAAGAGCACCAATTTCTCCGGCAAGTTCATCTTTGCTATCGCGTGAATATTTGTACAGGTCAAACGCATCTTGATTATGCTTAGCATTGATTACATCAAAACCATTACGCATTGCAGAATAAATGCCAAACATTTCTTGATTAATAACCTGGCGGTCATTGAAACGTTGTCCTTGTTCATTGTACACGTGTTGCCACATAGCATTAGTCAACGCAACCATATCTTCACATTCTTTACGTTCAAGATATTGTTCATTTGAATTAACAGCTATTTCAGCAGCAGTAGCTGCTCCACAATTCCGACCAAACAAGCCGCAACCATTAAGCCCACCATTGAGCAGCCATAAAGCAGTACCAGCAATACCAAGTCCAAGAGCAGTTCCCGCAACACCTTTGGAAGCATACTCTTTTTCATCTTTCTTACTCCCATCGTTCACTTGTACGAAGCTCTTTCCGTCCGTTTCTTCTACGAATCTCATAATCATTAAGTTTTAAATTTGTTAGTAAATCTGTTATTTGTAATCGACTACGGCACGAAGTTCGGAAACGGACAAAAAGAAAGGACACAATCACAGAATTAACTGTAACTATGTCCTTTTCAATTAGTTATCTTACGTAGATAACACCAATATGACTATAAACCTTTCTTACTGCTATACTTACGTACCTTATTAAGTGTAGCTTCATCAAAGTCTTTTTCACTCCAACTAAGTTCTTTGAAACCAACTTCTTTATGACCGGGAGGAATAATACCTAACTTAACATAAGTATCAAAAGTACTTGGACTACAATGAAGAATCTTTTCACAAGCATAAGTTTTACTTATTCTTTTAATACCTCTATTAAGCTTAGTAAGGTCATCTATGATTTCATTAAGTTCTTCCTCAGTATGATTACTATTTCCAGCATCTATATTATTTATAGCTTCTTCAAGTAATCCTCTAAGGATTCTTATCTTTACGTTTATCGTTTTGAATATCTTTAACATGACTCCTCGCTGCAATAATTATAAATATACCGGCTATAACGTAATAACTACAAAGTAGTTCCATATCTGTAATAGGTATAATAAATACTTTGTCAATAGTCGCAATTATAACATTTACAAGATTTGCCATTATTATATGTCTGTGCCATTTACAAAATCCAAATGTATAACTACAAACATAAAGTATAGTTATATTTGCTATTGAATTACCAAGAAGAAAATCACCAATATAATCAAATTCAAGATTAACATCATACTTATATAAAGTGTTATTAACAAGCATGCCCACCAGTTGTATGGTGGGCATATATTTAATCAGTAATACAAATAGTTTCTTCATCATTTGCTATTACCCGGTTTCTTAGGACCAGTAGTTCCTACACCTTTAGTCGGTCTACCTTTAGCCATAACTTTTGTAGTTTAATTTGTTAATTCATATAATCATCTATCTGTTTATAACCAATACCTAACTTTATAAAGATTGGTTTCATTATCCAACTCCAAAATACAGGAGCAAGAATAGCAGAATTAAGTAATGTAATTTTATTATCATAATCTAATATAACATATATAGTAGTAACTATTATAATAGATATAACTAATATTAATCGTTTAGTCCAAGTAGGAACTTTAGCATCACCATTAACATAATCTATAATCTTTATTATTATATATGTTAGTACATTGACTATAAACATATAAGCGAAATCAAAGTTATTAATTATCTTATCAATCACAACATCTAAGTAGTTCATTTTCTAGTGATTTAGAATATTTAACATATGGTACTTATAGCAAAATCTACTTATTAAAGTATATCATCTTCTTGTTTCCAATTATCATTTTGAAGTAAGTCTTCAAGTTCTTTACCACTATAAACAGGAAACGGGCAAACATATTCTGGAAGAACTTGTTCTTCTCCTGTTTCAGCAAGAGTCATAGGAATACTAGCAAGTTGTTCCTCAACTTCTTCCTTAAACAGCGCCTTATAGTTATCCAACTTCATAAGTACTTTACCACCTTTCGGACTTCTACGCGGAGCTAAATGCAATTCTTCAATTCGTTCAGGCAAAGCAGTATCTAGCTTTGCTACTGTAATTTCTACATAATCAATCATAATTCTTCTTTCTTAAATATTGGGTTATTTACATCAATCAATCCGTCTTTCTCAAATAGGTTCTTCAACATATTAATACTCAACATATCAATAGTTTTTGAGTATAGCATGGCTTTATAGAATACAGCTTTTGTATAATATGGATAAACATTACTTCCCATAAATATATAAAGAACATTGCCATCTACACTAGTACCTGAAGCAATAGTTTGTCCATTATAACTATTCTTAGTTTGCCAACTAATTAAATCCGGAAAAACAATAGTACTATCTGTTCCGAAACTTCTAGTTTTTGTAGTACCTTCTATAATTTCAAATAAGAAAGCAGCTGTATTACTGCCATCACCCTTATGACATAAAGTTGTACTACCTTTATCATTCAGTCTCTTCCTCTTCATAATCCAAGTATAATCAGTAAGAACAGGCATATTTGTATTCTTTAGTTTATCATCTACACCGTCGCTGACTAATCCATTATCGACATAACCGCTTTCTTCATTAAAAGCAAAGTTATTAGCAGTAAGTGCATTTGCAGGGTCTTTACTAACTTGGTCTATGATTGTAGCTCTATCAGCATCAGAGTTGGTTTTACCATAAGCATCCCAATAATATTCAGGTCTCTCTACATAACCACCTTCAATACCTACAATGTCATTAAGTTCTTGGATTTCTTCTTCGGAGCTTATTTCTGGGAATAGCATAAAATCAAAGAGAGCCATTTGAGCAAAACTACCTCTAGCAAATGAAGTGCCAATATTAGGAGCATATTGAACTCCTATATTAGCATTAGTTGCAGTTATATTATGAGTTATATTCAGTAAATCTTTATCAATAATGTGTTCATTAAGTATACCATCAATATAAGTTTTACCACCTTTATTTGAGTATTCATAAGCTATTGTCTTATTTGCTGAAACAATAGCTAAGTATTGACTCCAACTATTTCTTTGGTCATACAAGTATATATCATAATTTTGTAAATTCACCTTCATCAATACTTGTTTACCACCATGAGCCAAAGTAGGAATGGTAATATAGTCATCCACCCCATCAAGACAGAATGAGCCTTCGTATTGTCCTATTTGTTGGATAGTAATATCACAATCTCCAATTACAGAACCGTCTAATGTAGTTATCATAAATCCATACCATCCAGCTACTAAATCGACAGATATTTCATTAACTCCATTAATCAATTCTTTCATAATAGATCCGGCATTATTAAAAGTACATTTCATATCAGATGTAAGACCTGTGATATTAACTTTAAAGTTAGATTTACCACCTGTATTAGCAACAGTATTAGGTTCAAATAATGCTTGATTTGGACTGTACTGTCCTTTTAGACTAGTTATATGAAGACTATTGTCTGTAATAGTACTAGTAATTCCACTCTTTGAAATCCTCCAAGTATTCCAATTATATACATACCCATTAGCTCCACTCATTCCTACATAAGCAGAGTTGTTGATTACCCCATGATTACCCTTACCTGTCAAGTCCGGAATGTAGCCTAGTATCTTGTAGCTAGAATTTGGAATCCTCAACCTATTAGGCGACAGGATACAGTTCGGCTCATTGGCTTTTAGGTAGGTGCGTGCATTATCAAACACCATAGACTTCTCTACCTTTATGATAGTGTTTGGGTAAAGCGTTACACCATTATACCGTGTCTCGGATACAGTATATAGCTCCGGTAAAAGGTTGACACTTCCTGCAAAGACTATATCACTGCCTACTTTCAACTTATCTCCCCAAGTGATAGTTTTACCATCTTGTTTTAGATTAATTATTGCTGGATAAGGCTGTACAATATCTTCGTATCTGATGTACTCGTCAATGGTTATGTCTATCTTTTGAGGGGATTTATCTATATGAATAGGGGCAGTTTGAGCATAACTAGAATTTACACTTATGACTTCATTTTTTCCATTTACTTTAATAGAAGATACTACATCAAGTTGCCAATCTCTAATAGGTGTAACTCTAACAATAATATCCTCAGTAGATTGAAAATAATCACCCGGATTCAATCTTACATAAGCACCACTTCTTTTAATGAAGTAATCAATTTGTTTATATGGAATATTGGATTTAGCAATAGGTCTAAACTCCACCATATTCGGATACAGCGTACCTAACTTATGCCTCTTTAATTGACGCTCTAGCAGGAACTCGGAAAGGGAGTATGGGAAGAGTAACATGGAATATAGAGCTAACGCACTATATCTATTATTTTTTAAAGCAAGTTTAGCTAATAGTAAATGATTAACATCTGCCATACTACCAGCACTAATAGATTTACCGTTATTTATATATTTTGATTGATAACTTATAAATCTGTTAGTATTAACTTTCTTATTATTTACTAAACCAAAACTAAATATTTGGTCTTTATAATCAAAGACAAAAGCTCCATCATTCACAGTAGTACTTTTATTAAATACTCCTCCGTCAGCATTAGTAATTAAATCATCAACAATAGCTCTATCAGCAGCAACCGTATAATCTTTAAATATAGGCAATCCTTCTGCTTTACCATAATCATCCTTACCATCACTAACTAGAGCACCTTCATAGTCGGGGATTTGCTCAATAGTTATATCACAATCACCAGTATAATATGGAACAGTGAATCCTGTATAATAGGTTTTTGTGGTTGTAGTACTCGCAGGTAATTCATAAATTCCATCTCTATCAACTTCAAGTGCTTCCCAAACATCATTTTCGGCAATATATCTATATACTAAATTAAATGATTGAATCCCAGTAATTTTTACTTTCATAGCATTCGCTCCTTTCTTAGTATATAAAATAGCGTTACTGCCTTTTATATTAGTAATATGAAGCTTATTGGAAGTATATGCAGAATCAGCAACGTAAGATTGAGGTATCCAAGTATTAAAATCTACTTCATATTTACCAATTCCACTACTTAGTTTCTTAGCATAGTTATACAACTGCATATCATGCCCATTCCCACTAAAGTCTTTCAGATACCAATCTGCATCCGGAGTATCATTCGTTAATCCTTGTCTTTTTATATCATAGATAACCTGTGGAGTTACGTACTTATCTAGTTTAAAATAAGCTATGATTTGGTTTATCTCATCAGTGGTTAGGACTTTATTGGATATGAAAGTCCAATAGATGGCTACTTCGCTACATTCTGTTGGTGAGCCATTATTAATATATCCTTCTACACTAAATTTCTCTTCTAGGCTAACGCTATTACCAGTTTCAATCCTATAATCATTCTTATCTCCAAGAATATTATTTATAGTAGATTTTGTAGAATTATTCCAAGTATATCCATATATACCTGTTTTATCAGCATTAGTAACAGTATTTCTTACAAATCCAATATTGCCCCTAATATAATTTGTATATGATGCATTGGCAGCAGAATTATGGGCATTTATCTGATGAATCATACTAACAACAGTAATCTCATTAGTAATACCCATCTCCTGTACGGTCTTCTGACTTACTATTATATCATCTTTACCGTCAGTTACTAATGCACCTTCGTATAGGGGAACAAATTCTAAAGTTATATTACAAGAAGTATTAGCTTTACTAGCTGAAAACGAATGCCATGATAATTCATTAGGTACTACTACTGTATTAATACCATTATATAATCTTATATTCTTTTTTGCAGTAGTATAACTAATATATACATCATCTGTACTTCCGCTAACTTTTATCTTAAAAGTGTTCCAATAAAGAGCTGAATTTTCTTCTGTCACAATATGGTAGATACCTGTACTGTTATCTAAAACAGCAGTAATTGTTACTTTAGTATTGCTAATTTCAGAATATTCAAATCTATTAGATAAAGTAAATAAGCTGAAATCTTCTATATATCCACCATACCCGCTATTAAGCTTATACCCAAAGTTCAATAACTCCAAATCACCACCCTTATCTTTAATTGTATTCTTAATGATATTACGGGTAGGACTTTCATTTGTATTTTGGTCAGCTATCCAAACTCCAACTAGGCTATCACGAACAAGAGGGTCTATATAAGACCCTCCACCTTTATCTCGTACTTGTTTAAAACAAATACCATTTCCTATTCCTATTGCACTTTTAGAACCCATATTGTAATGTATCAGCAGGTGCGTTATTTACTTGATTAACTATCTCGACATTCCATCCCGGATATAATACAGTAGTAATAGCTGCTGTTTGCCCAGCAGGTACTATTTCTACTTCAACATTATCTTCTGTAATATTCTTGATAAGAAAAGGTCGTTTCTGACCACTAACAGTTATATTAAAATTTCCTGATGGAATAGTTCCCATACGAGCAACTTGAAAGTTGGTAACAAATGTACCACCACTATATACTTGATTATGTTCCATATCTATTATGTTTTAACTTGGTTTAAGTTCTGTTCCTTTTATAGTATAAGAATAAATAGTATTTCCGTCAGCAATTACTTTTAAATTAACACTAAAACTTCCTGTACCTTCTCTATTATAATCGTTTACAATAAAATAAGGACACACTACTATTCCAATATTACCATTATATGTTAATCGACCTAAAACACTATCGTCTTCTTCTACTTTGAAATTAAAATTAAAATTAGTACTATTTGATTTAGGGACAAAAGTAACATCTTTATCTAGTTCATCATCATAAGGAGTAAAATCAGCATTATACCATTTAATTTGGTTTGTTTTAAAATATCCAGCAATATTATTTTCTTTTCCTTTATATATTAATCCTATCTTACATCCAACTGCCATATCACAATAATATAGAAATGGTTTGTCAATAGTAACAATTAATTTATTTATTGCAGTAAGTTGATTATTAAGAAATAATCCTACAGGATTATAATATCTATTAATACCATATCTCATATTAACGTTTGCAGGACTTGTCATAATATCCATTGGTATTACAGTGTCTCTCCAAACATTTTCTTCTTGATATTTACATAATATAATATTTGTTATAAAATCACTAGCCATTCCTGTTTGATAATAATACATAGCCATCGCTCTAGCAAACTTCTTAAATCCTATAGCTACATTACTAGACCAATTTTGATTATTATCCTCATAATTTCTAGTTACAAATTGCCATGCTATTTCAGCAATATATTTCTTATTTTCAACAGTATCATAAGCAGGATTTATATATTCCAAAGGAACTTTAAAATCAATATCTACTGAACTATCTATTAAACTTTTCATTTGTCCAGCAAATGGATAAATCTTATGATATTCAGCATAATATTCTCCAGATTCATCACAACAATAATTGTGAGGATTAAATATATGTAGAGGTAAGTCAGGTTTATTAGATATAACTCTGATTTTGAATCCAGTACCATCTTGACTAAAAGTAAACCAATTATTCTTTTCAGTTTCTTCTCCATCATTAGTTACTATCTTCATTCCATAAACAAAAGGAGTATTTATATTAGAGACGTTCTTACCTCTAGCCAATGAATAAACATATCTAGCATTTGAATCAACAGTATGTTCATATTGTTTAATATGTATTATATGTTTTACTTTTTTAGAACCTACATATATTGGCATACTATTCAAATATTAAATATTCTGTATTATCGTCAGGGTCAGCAAGATTTTGATAATCTCTAAGACTAATCGGTCTTTGAATTACAGGAGGATTATTAAATGTATATAAAGGCATAATATAACAACTACCTAATATAATAATTGGTTCTATTTCTACATTATTACGGTTAATTAAAAACCCTTTTGCAATTCTTACATCAAGATTCAATATATAATGATAACTTCTTTTATAAATATTATCTATTTCAAATTTTAATTTATAATAGATTCTATCACCATTATTTGTTTGACCATATTTAATTACTCTATAATTATTAAGAATTTGCTCACCATCATTTAACGTGTTATCTTTTACTATAACTCTAGAAATATTCTTATAAACATCAAATGTTTTATTGTCATTAGAATCTTTATCTGTAAAATCTATATTACATATATCTATAACAAAATCTCTTAGATTAGCAGGAACTATTATTGGTCCTTCTTCAACTATATTTTCTTCATATGTTTGAAAATTAGTAGAGAAATTATCATATATAAGTTCCATAAATTTATCAAGTTCGTTAAACTTATGAGTTCCATAATTAGTCGTAATATGAACACAACGTTCAACAGGGAAAGAAGCTGTATATCCAAATGCATCATAGTTCTTATTATTCTTTCCTTTGAATCTTACTATTTCATTAGCATTACCGTCATAACCATATATTGTACCATAAGGCATTTTATCATAATCATAATCATAAGGATAAATATCTCTAACTTTCCAATATGTTCCTTTTATATTATCGCATCTATATATTCTAATACGACCATCATAGAAAGGAATATGAAAAGTTATATAATCAATATCTTCTTCACCATCTCTAGTAACCCATACTTGATAATAACCATAATTATGAGTAATAGCACTAGGAGAAGCTCCATTATCATAGAAGTAAAATTTAGTACGCATAGGTACTTTAAAAAAGCTTTTAATTTTTGATAATTCAGCAGCTTCTTTTTCCGTACAAGGTTTATTATCAACAATAAAATTAAAATTCAATTCAGTACTAGGTATAAGATATTCATCATTTTCAGTAATACTAAATACTTTCTCTTTAGTAAAAGCTCGAAGTTTATCTTCATCTTTATTATATATTATTTTGCCTAATGCCGCTTGTCTCTTCCAAGAAGTACCTTCTATTTGTTGTATATCAAAATTTCCAAGATTAAATTGACCGTCAAAAATAAGATTAGGTTCTTCATTAAAAGTATTATCTGCAAGGAACTTAACTAAGTCATAATGTCCTATAATTTTATATGGTTCGATAACATTAAACACAAATCCTGTCATAGTTCCACCAGCAAATAATAATCCACTTTTAGTTCCAACATTAATACTATCTTTATTAGTAGCAACAAAATCATACTTAACTACGCATAATACATTAGGCTTTTTCAAAGCTTCAATAGAAACATCATCTAATTCTAAATCGTCGGCATTTATATCTTTTGGTCTTAGAATATAAAGATTATTTCCTGGAATAGTTTTACCGTCACCTAATTGAAGTTTTTTATTAACAGTGATAATATCTAATCCATCAGGATTATTAGTTACACTAGCAATTTCATTTGTTACAAGATTAATATCTCCTCCGGTTAATGTAATCCAATTATCAGCATTACAAAATTCTTCATCTTCCACTTTATTAGAATTATATATAAAAGTAGCAGCTTTAGCCGTATCGGTTTTTAATTCTGCTTGTACAATATAAGTAACTTGTCGTCCTTTAGTTCTAAGAGCTTTCGGAATTACTTTCATTGTTGTAGCAAAATCTTTATTGAACTCTACATAAATAGCATTATAACTAGCTAATATTTCATCTAGATTTCTATCTCCATTTTCATCAATAATAGCTTGTATATAAGTAATAGGATAGACTGTATACTTTTCTCCTGTAGCTTCATCTATCTTAATTAGTTTTCTTATCTTATCTTTAGATTCCATATTATAATTATATATTATATAAGTTCTTCGTCTTCATAAACTCTATTGAGAGGATTTGGTTCAGCATTATATTGTTTAGCAGTTTCTGGATTCATTTTAAATACTAGTTTATTAGTCGATTTATCTCTACTAACAAAAGCTTCATATTTATTATGTTCACCGACTTTGACAATTATGTTAGGTTCTTCTTTTGCTGTTCCCCCGTAGAGGGTGTGAAGTTGTCCTTCTATATAATCCATCAATAACTTCGCTTCCTTCTCTCTACCAAGCTTATAACAAGCAACTGCACTATTAAACATTGTAAAACAATCAATAAGTCTCTTATTAGAATCTTTACAACTAGACTTACAATCTTGTAGCATATCAATTCCTAAATCAGCCATAGCTAAAAGTAGTTTATGATATACAAAAGCATATTGTGCAGGAATTAAACAATAAAGCCAGTCTACGTCTACTTCTACATTTTCAGCAGCTTCAACATAAACTGGTGTAATACTATTAGGTTTGTCAGTAAGACCGTTCCTAGATTTATTCTGTATAAGTTCTTCTTCCATGATTATGTATTAAGAAGGTTAGTAATATTATCATAAATAACATCAAGATTGGCTATTTGTTTACTATCATATATTTCTATTTTATCATAACAATTAAATAGATACATAGTCATAACATTAATAGCATCTTTATATTCCGGAGTTACAAATCCATTATCATTAAGTTTAACTTTATTAATACTAGCAGCAATTTGTTTTTCAATAAGACTATCTCGTTGAAGTCTTTTCATTGTTATATCGTTTCGTCCATTCATATCATTTATTAAAACATTTATTATAGACGTAAGTAGAATAATCTTCAATCCTTATAGAAAGTTTAATATCCATAGTATTAATCTTATCTAATGTATTAAGACCATCATTAAATATAATAGATTCTATGTCTTCTATAAGTTCTCGTTTCCATTCTTCTTTCATAGCAGTAGATGGACGTTCATCATTAACTTGATATAACGCTAAAGTGCTATATACTTTATAATATTCGTTATTAACAAGATGTGATATATTAGATTTTATAATATCAGCTTTAATATCAATATTATTATTAATAATAGTTTCTTTAGCATAATCATAAAGAGCTTTATTAAGAGAAGTAAATGAAAGTTCTATTGCTATTCTACATTTCTCTTTATCTTTTTGAATTATCTTAGAAGTTATATTATCAATAAAAGCAACAGTCCTATTTATACTAGATGTTATATGTTCAAGATTAGAAGCAGTTTTTTCTATAAACTTCTCAGTAGTAGATTTCTTAGCATTATCTATATATTTATATACTAGTATAAATACTGCAACAGTTATCAGAGAACTGATACCTTGATTTAGAGCAATCTCTATTAAATCATTCATGGATAGAAACAATAAAAGGTTGCTATCAATATTACATAGCATAATACTAATAACAACCTTAAATTTATTTACTTAAATATCTAATAGTGCTTACACTAAAGCATCAAGGATTGTTTTAAGTGTAGCGATTGCATCAGAACCAGTAGGATAAGCAATCTGAATAATCTGATGAACAACTTCATCACGAGTCTTCATATCTCTCGGTTCAGCAAAACGAATAGTATATACTGTAAATCCTGTATCAGCTTTGTCAGGTTGTGCCAAAGGATTCAATGGATAAGCTGGATAAAGTCCAGCAAATTCATCATAAGTATATTCAAATCCTGCATCAGCAGCAGCTTTGTTAGCCATTTCTTTAATAGCAGCAGCATCATTAATTGCAGGAAGTCCGGCAGCGGTAGTTGTTACAGCAAGACCTTGAAGTTCGTCAGCAAGAACAATCGTATAAGGTTGTCCAGCTTTCTTAGCTGTAATAGTAATCTTACCTTCAGTTTCAGTATCAGATACAGCACTAACTCCACTACCAACAGTATTCGCATTAATATGAGCAGCAATCTTATCAGCTATATTCTTTACTGTATCATTCTTACCGGCATGAATTGTAGAAGTCCATTTATTACGTTCATTGAACTTAACACCGTTCTTTACAATAATTACTGTATAATCTGAACTAGCTTCTACAGAAGCAATAGTAAAGTTAGCCGAGAATGTAGTTGCAGCGCTATATGTACTTACACTATAACTCAAATCCTTCTTGTAAAACGGGAAAACAATCTGTCCAAGTTCCGAATTAGGATTTTTCCAAGTAATCATTCCTCTATCTTTAAGACCAGCAGCAGTAGCAGCATCTTTTACAAGAGTTTCAACACCATTGTTTAAATACGAAATACTAACCTGCCCAGCAGCAGTCAAAGGAACTGCGATAGGATAGGCAGCGTTAGCGGCTAGAATAAAGTTTCTCATAAAGCCTATAAATTTTTAATTAATGATTTGGTTATTGACCTCCGTTAGAATCTTGTTTAGCACCTATACTTTGAAGATAATAATTAACTGCGTCTGTAACTATATCTTTATGTAAATATTCAGGCAAGTCACAATTTACACTGTTATCTGGATTATCTTCATCAAGAAAAACTATATTAGGTTTCTTAATATAAGTATAAATAATATTTCTCGGTTTAGTCGGAGAATCACTTGTTCCTGTGTAAATATCAACAACAAGATTTGCTTTATTACCATTAACCGTTACAACAGGATACCGTTTAGATGGTCTATTACAAATATCGTCAAGCGTATCAAAAAGAGATTCACGTTCTACAAGTCTACAATGTACAACATCAGTGTCAGAATACGCACAATCAAAACCAGTATAAAGATAAACATTATTACTATCTATAATAGTAGTATAAGGTTTAAATTTAGTACCATTTCCAACTATATCACTTTCTTCAATAACACTTTGTGTATAAAGAGTATATAGACCGTTAATCGGACTAACCTTTGCATTATCCCTTGCGACCTTATCGGAAAAGCTCATTCCAACATTCTCACGAAGTATGGAACGAGCTTTAGCGTCAATGGCAAAGTTAATGCAAATATCAATATTTTCAGAGAAGATAGCACGAGTAGTTTGAATACCCATTTGCTGTCCAAGTTCTCTGAACGTTACGTGCATCTCCTCTATGGTCATATTAGATATACTTTAATTTGTTCTTAAAAGCAGCAATAACATTAGCGTTATCGGGGTCTTTAGCCCAAGCTATTGCTTCTTTCATGTTAGCACCGATAAATTCACCGTCCTGCGTAGTAATGTTCTGATTAAACTTAGAACGGACAAACTCACCACGAGAAATAAGCAGTTCAATGAACGACTTAATCTCAATGTCTTTATCCTTAACAATATTGTTAAACTTAACAGGTTCAGCAGTACTAAACTTATCAAGTTGAACTTCTTTTTCAAGTTTATCGTTAAGCATTGAGTTAACAATCGGTAAACCAGCAATAACACAATACTGAATGTAAACTGCATCAAACATATCGTCATTACCGATAACTTCAACATAGTTACGTTTAGCATTGTTAATCTCTTGACGAAGTTTTTGCTGACGTTCTCTATCTTTCGTATCATCACGGAAGTAGAATCTTACATAAGGGTCGCTATTAATAATAGCAGTATCTTTCGCAATATCTCTGTAAAGTAAACAGTGACGATAAAGCAGATATTCAGCTATATTAACCGGACTACCGTAAGCATGAAGTTGACTCTCAAGATTGTTAATCGCCATAATCTTAGCATCAAGAGCTTTACGAAGTTCTTGAATATTCTGACGATTAGCTTTCTTATATTGAAGTTCAATAGCTTCTTCTTGCGCCTTAAATTTAAGATAATCCCGCTTATGGTTAAATTGGAAAGAACAATCAAAAGTAACTCCGAGTTCATCAACACGAACTTGAATGTTATTCAAATACTGTTTAAGACGAGAAATAAAATTTTCATTGTTAGGAGAAAGACCAAGAAGTTGAGGAAAATAAGCTTCAACCTCTGCACGATTCGATGCAAGTACTTGTGAACTACGCACGGAAGAACCAATGAAATCTCTCCGTTTAGGAAGTACTTTATCGTTTGCTTTACGATACAGAGAATAATTCTGAATCAGAGCAATACTTACAGTACGATTATAAGTGAAAGGTGCATCAAGTTCTTCATCCGATTCTTGTTGTGCAGTCTTAATCGGTTCTTTCTTGTTCTCATCTCCTACGGGGGAACTCCCTGTTTCTCCGCCAGCTTTTAAAGCATTAGTAGCTTCTTCAGTTTTGCCAGCACCAGCTGTATTAAAATCCATATTAATTATTGTTTAGAGATTAATTAAAGTACACATTCCAACATGAACATCTTCGTAGAGTTGTCCACTTGCAGACCACGAGAGCCTTTGACTTCAAAACGGCTCATATCAATTTCCGTAGAAATAAAGTTGCTATCAGATACACCCCAAGATGCAGGAACATCCGTCATACCTTTCAGAACTTTAGCCTTATAAATCTGACCTTTCTGTCTTACTTGGCGAACATTCTGATGTCCCTTATAAGAAGAGAAGTCAATAAAGCAAGCCTGATGCGAAGTCATAGGATAGCCAGTTCTTGGATGAATATATCCATTCTGTTTTGCAGCTTCGGCAACAGTACCTTTGTCAAAGAAAGAACAGTGTTTACAAGTAATTGTATGACCGTCAACAGTCTTATATTTACGGAAGTAAGCACCATATTCAAGATTGCTACCGCTACCTTGAATTTCTTTGTCACCCAACGGAGTCAAGAAGCCGTTCTCTTTAGCGTCCATCTTCATTGCTTCGTCGAAGTCTTCCAAGAATCCCTTACCTGCCATGAGCACGATGTTCATTGTACCCTCGTCAGTATCACGGTCAAGAACGTCACCAACAGTTCTCTTGAGTTTGTTCAAAGTAAGATACTCACCATAAGTATCATAGTTACTTTCACGACAAATCTCAAGCATACCGGCAGTATGAGGAATTGGTTTACCATTATCGCGGTCTTTGAGAGTAATAGTACCATCTACCATACGATTGTACTGTGCAAGCCACAGACGTTCTTCTCCAAGAACACGCATATGAAGATTAAACTGACGCATCTCTTCATTAATCCACAAACGGCTCTTACCACCACCAGCTCCTTCAAATTCATATTCAGTAATAACATTGGCAAGGTTACCGGCAATCTCTTTACTATGACGATAGAACTCAAGTTGACTTGTCATCTTACCCGGTCCCATAGTATTAGAACGGTTACCCTTAGAATATGATTCAGAAACCGTAGGAGCAGTCAGTGACCAATACTTACCCTTAGCAAGAAGAGTAGGGTCAACAAAAGCTTCAGGATTAACTGTATCAAGTTTCAGAATGTAACCATAACCATAAGCCGATTCACCCAAGTCTTTCTGAATACGAACAGAAGTCTTACCATCAGGTCCAATAAGACCATGTTGTTCAATAAACCAATGAGTCGAGAAGTGAACTTCAAATTCAACTCCACCAAGACCCGGTTTAGTAACAGCAGTATTAAAGTAAGTAACAAAGTCCGTAAACTTGTAACGTCCCATTGTCTTCCAAGTCCACTGAACAGTATCAATATCAACGACACCGCCAGCACCTTGTCCCTCTGTCATAAAACTAAGAGGGAAACGGTCATCATCAAGACCATAATTATAAGTTAGAAAACTGTTGATTTCAACAGGTTTTTGCAACTGTAAATATGCGATAGATTCTTCATTAGAATAACCTCTATCTTCATAATTACCAGTGCTGATAACACGCATTTTATACATACACGCAGTAAAATTTAGTTATTGATTATAACCAAAATCTGTTTTACTTCCTTTTGGTTTACCGGAAGCCGGAGGAATTATGCGAGCTGTACGTTTGTTATTTTCTTTAGCTGTAAGTCGAAGCTTTTTAACTTCTTGGTCTTTAATAGCTAAATTAACTAAGTCAGCATAAGTTCCACCAGTGAATCGGAGATACGCACGAAGCAGTGAATCATCTCGTCTTTGTTCAGGAGTCATAGCAGCAAGTTCGTTAATATAACGACTATTTCCTTGTTCGTCTACTTGATAAACGTAGTTAAAGAAATCAGTAGGAGTAGCAGCAATTTTCTTTCCGTCTCTATTAATAATAATAGTTTCGGGAATCTCATAACCGGCTATCTTACGACTCTTAATAACTTCTTGGACACCGTTCCAATACTTATCGGATTCTTCTTGCTCTTTAGCAGCAGCTTCACGAGCTAATTGTGCTCTTTCTTCTTTAGCCGCATTGTCAGCATCAATAAGTCCTTGAAGTTCTTCTTGAGCAGTAGTAAACAGAGTACCCTTATCTTTAAGATATTGAATATACTCATTTACATTGCCACGTTTATTGAACTCTTTAAAACTTTCACGAATGATAGCTTCTTGTTGTGCTATATTCTGTTCGTCAATCGTAATATTACTTCTGTCTTTAACTTCACCAAATCCATCAAGAGAATTGCCATTAGCAACATAGTAATTAATCACATCGGAAACGATAGGATAACGTTCAAGAAGTTGATTAACACCAGCTTGAGCAAACTCTTCTTGGCGTTGTTCGATAACAGATTCAACATAAGCAGCAACTCCGGCAGGAGTATTGTCAAATTCAACAGGCTTTCCATCTTCATCAACAATGTCTACACCAAGAGTGTCCTTAATTGCATCAATAGAAATTTCATTAGCTCCGTTATCTACTTCAAAACTTGCAATGAAATCTTTAACATCCTTAGCTTCTTTAAAGACATTACCGTCTTTATCAACTAAGTTACCATCTTTGTCAACGGTATAGCTATCTTCGCCAACTTCAATAGTAGTTCCCTCAACAAGCTCGACATCACCATTGCCGTCTCCATTACCATCACCACCATTACCATTGTCTACAGCGCCATTTCCACCGTTTCCATCACCTGTACCATTTGCTCCACCTTTGTTATTATTACCATCTCCATTATTATCTGGAGCAGCAATAGTAATATCATCAGCAGAACCTGTACCACCTGCACCGGCATTATCTAATCTGCCAGTATCCAAATCAGTTCCTTGTCCGCCAGCACCGCCATTATCAGCAGCTCCACCGCCAGCATTTCCATATCCAAAATCAGGCATACGTCTATATGTTTATTAGTTATTACATGACAAATATAATTTTTATTTATACCTTATATAATAGCACGTTTCCGATAAGGACTACGAGCTGGATAAATTTGTTATCTATTTAATTACTGCCGGACTACCTGTACTCCAACTCACTATTAGCAAGACACGCACGTAGACCTACATAGGCTGCCCACCATACGACAAAAATAGTTACTGTGAACAATCTATCGAATATAAGGCAAAAGCCCATACAGCTCGATTCTGCGCCCCGTAGAGGATGCAAAGACTTGTCAATATAAACGAAAAAGGCTACCACCACTTTCACAAGCAGCAATAGCCCATCCACCAACAGAAACGTAATTTACTTATTTACTTTTAGATTTAGTAGCTTTCGGTCTATCAAATCTATTCTTATTTTCTTTCGCAACTTTAAGTTTAACATTGCTATCATATATCTTAGCAGCAACTTCTTTATCTTTAGCATTAGCTTCAAGGTACATCTTTTCACGTTCCATACCTATCTTCTGTTGTTCAAGATTATTAGATGCTTCTTGCATACGTTGTTCAGCAGCAGCTTTAGTTTGCTCACTAAGACCATTATCAAAGCTCATAATATTAGCATTAGCCTTAATCATTTCTATCTCACTATCAAGATACTTTTCAAGTTCAAGAGTCTGTCTATCTTGGTCACCTTTAGCAGCAATCTTATCAAGTTCATATTGTTGAAGCATCTCTGCATTTTGAGCATCCATTTGCTTCATTTGTTCTTCGTGTTGTTGATTAAGTTCAGCAAGCTCATCAAGCATACGTTTAATTTCCGCAGAATTATCTCCTTCAATAGCAGCAGCGGCAATTCTCGTATCTCCATTTTGAGCAGCACTAAATGCAAGTTCACGATACTGGTCAAGTTTATCTTTCTCGCGAGCAGAAAGTTTACACTTAATAACATAGTCTGCAAGAATATGACTATTGACATCAAGAGACATATAACGAATCTGATTATTATTATCTCGATAAGACGTATTAAGACCGTCAATCCAAGCTAATTTAGAATAGTCAATATCTCTATTATAATCATGCTCTCGCATAATGTCAAACATAAACTCTATAATAACACTACCCATAGAACCACGAATAATAGCTTCTTCGGTAGTACCTTTACCAGCAGATGTAGCAATCTCTCCATAACGTTGAGGAGTCATATCTACTTGGTACATAGCTTTCTGTTCATTGGCATTAATAAGATTCGTAAGTTGAGTAATATAATCTCTTGTATCTGCGTTCAACATACGAGTCTGTGCCGCTTTAACCATACCGGTATCATCAGTATCATCAATATAAAGTACACCATCAGCTGCCATCTTATAGATAGTATCTTCTGGAACTTTACCAAGAAGAGAACGAGCAACAAGAAGAACATTAAGTTTGTTCTTAGCAATAGCCATCTCTCTATGATAAGCAACTATATTACCAAATACTTGATAAGGCAACATAATGTCTACAATACTGAATCTACCATAACCCGGAATAAGTTCCATAAGACCATTATAAGGAAGCTTACCATTACGGTTATAAGCAATAGGTCTGTACTTATAAGGATAAACAGCTGTGTTACGAGTACCGATACGAACTGATTCATAAACCTGCGGTTCCCATACCCATTCAATACTAATATCACCAGCTTGAGGATTAAGAACATAATTCTCATCAACTACTGTTTCAGTAATGAATCCATTAATTTGAGTTTGAAGAATACCACGTTTTACTTCACCTCTCCAAACAACGTGCCATACATCATAAAGACCACTATTAAGGTCACGAGCCATAGGTCTGTCATCTTTGAATCTCTTACGTTCTTCCGGAGTAAACTTAGAACAAACATCTTTATTATAAGAATAATATTTATCAAAGTTAAGAAGAGCACGTTCACTTCCACCGTTAACAGTATCACGAGCATAATAAGTATCTAAGAAAGCAATTTGGTCATCGTCAAGATAATCAGCAAATTCATCCATGATTTGTTGATAACTAAGTTTACGACGTTCAGCAAACATATCATAATCTTCAACAAGAACGCTATCGTTAGGTACAGGATAAGCATCACGAACACTGACTACACGTTTGATAAGTTTAGTTCCAGCAATTTCAGTATATGTAAAACAGCGACCAAAGGAAACAAATTCAAAATAAGCTCTAATATAAAGAGCCAAATCGTCAGTAAGGTCACGAATTACATTAAGTATTCTTTGTCCTTGAATGGTAATATCATCAATATAGTTCTCATTAAATTCCTTAATGAAAGCTTCAACATCTATTTCAGATGCAGGATTAAATTGAGCTGGGTCGTTACCACCATTTACAAATTCTTGATAAGCTCTTTGAATTTCAGCAGCAATAGCTTGTTCAGCAAGTCCCATTAGTTCTTGCGTAAGTTTCGCATCTTTGGCAAGAACCACTTCAGGATTATTAGCACCAACAATAAAGTCATGAGGATTCTTAAGATATTCACTAACATAACGTCTAATAACACCACCCATTAAATCATAATTACGCATCGTAGCAGGAAAACGTTTATATTTATCTTGAGTAGCATTATAAGGATTAAGAGCTTTACGGTAATATTCTTCTGGTATATTACCATGAAGAATATCAAACTTTTCATCTACATCAGCGTCCTCTTCTGAATCCCTAATAGATTGCGCAAGAGCAATCACACCATCACAACAGTTAGCATACCATTCAGGTTTTTGTCGTTCTTCATAGCTAACTCTTTGAGATGGAAATAAGTTTCTTGGAAACGGAAAATCCATATTAATATTTGTATTAAATTAAAACCATTCTCTTTCCATAATATCATTAGGGTTATCTGCATCTTCAAGTTTTTTACGACTTGATAGTTCAATCTTACCCTTAACATCTATACTTTTCCAGTATATTCCTATCAATAACATTTCTGATAGTCGGTCAAAGTTACCCATAGGATTCCACTTTTTAATCTCCAATACGGCTTGGTAATCATATATACGTTCAAACATATATACTGTTTCACCATTAGCATCTTTACCAATAGGAGTCCAAAGAAACTCTTTAAATAGTCGTAGAGCGTCAAGTTTTCTTGTTCCTTCGGATATAATATAACCGTAAGTACTACTAACCTTTTCTTTTATATTAGCATCCCAAACATAAAGAGGTTCATGAGCAAGATAACGAAGCATTCTCCACTTCTTAAAGTTAGATACAGTTTCTCCACGATTGACTTCCGGAATACCAGTGCCAATAGCATTATACCATATACATAACATTAGAAATATATAATCAGCTTCTTCAAGTTTATCAGGACGACCATAATAAGCAGCACAGACTTTAAGTTTAAATCCATTACGTTCATTAGGCATTTCCCAAACATGAATACTATTATGAGAATGTTTATCAGTAATTTCATTTTTATCTTTATCAATACCAACAGGGTCATAAGTCACAACATAAGTCCCTTGTTTAATCTCACGAATACGTTTATCATTAACATAGTATTCATCATATTCAGGAGCAAACCAAACTCTTACACAACCATGTGGGTCTTCATTACCTTTACGAGGAACACCTTGAATCCAATCATAAACTTTAGCAGTAGGGTCTTCAGCTTTTATACGAGCATTACTTTTAAAAGTTACATGACCAGCTTCATTTCTAAATAGTTGTCCATCTACATAGAATTTGTAACTACTATCAACACGAAGTCTTTCTTCCCATTGATTAAATCTTTCACCAACAAAGATATTTTCACTTGCACTACTAAATGATTCAGCAGGAAACAAAGCTCTTTGTCCAACATAACCAAGATAATCAGAGAAAGACTTAGCATCTTTTTTCTTCTTAGCGCGTCCACGAGCAGCAAGTTTAAGACCCACTTCAATATCGCTATTACCCCATTTATCAACACCATATTGTCCGTCTATAACTCCCTCTATACCCCAAGCAAATGATTTAAAGAATCCGCAAATTTCTCCACGAGCATCTTTATCCCAAACATTTTCAAAAGGCATAAAATTATAAGCAAGAGGATTATAAAAGTTTTGTTCAAATATTTGCATATTAGTAGCAGTAGCAGTTCCCCAAGCAACCAACATACCGGTAGTAATATCACCAACAGTCATAGCAGGTTCAGTAACTTTCATAAAGTCATCAAAGTTTTGCATGGTAGACAACTCTTCTACATTGACACCGACAGCATCTTTACCGATAGCACAGTCAGGGTCATTATTTGCAGATACACTAATAAGAGAACTTTGCCAACTATCTTCAGCTTCAACTCCATTAGGAAGCCTATATCCAAGACGAAAGTCTTCAACAGTAGGACTAAATATTCCTCTTTTAAAAGGAGTCTTTTCTTCATAGAATTTAAGATTAGCGACGGCAAAGTCAGTAAGTCCACCTTTCTTAGTAAGATACTTTTTATCAGCAGCAACATTAATAAAGACTTTATGTTTTCTAAGGTTAACAGCATTACTTGCACGAGCAGCCATCATATAAGAAAAACCGCCACGACGAGTCTTAACAATAATAAGATGAAAACCATTATTTTTAGCAAACTCAAGAACATTATGTGTCCAGAATTGAGCATCTATAAAACGAGGAAAAGCATATTTCTTTTCAGCAGTAGTAACGTTCTTACCAACAACAAGAGTACTATCATCGGTAAGTTCCATACGTGTATAATTAAGATAGTTATAATAGTCACCACTTATATGAATATTTTCAATTTGACCATGTTCATTAAGCCAACAAGGGGCATCAAATCCATTCTTACGTCTATCACATTCACGACGACGAAGTTGTCTATGTGGAATGCTATCAGGCTTATAATGAGTATATTTATTATCACGAATATAAGTATCAGCCATAACTGTAAACTTATTCGTATGGACAAACCTACCCGGTCTAATATTCATAAGAAAACCACCACTATCACCTATAAGAAAATAATTATGTGGGTCATAGTAACCAGCTTCAGTAGCAGTCTTATAACGACTCTTATCTTCTTCTATAAATTGTTTAAAAGGATATTCTTCTTTAGCCATAACATCTACTTTAGCAATAGTGTCAATACAACAATGGCGACACTACCAATAGTAGCACCGCCTAATATCTTGTTTCTACGTTTGGTAGAATTAACTTGTTTTTGAAGTACTTGAACGTTATTATAACATTTTGCAAGTTCAGCATTATAAATACTATCAAGAGTATGATATTTAAGTCTCTCAAGTCTAATGATAGTATCTTTAGCATTAATAATGTCAGGACAATGCCTATGTTCAATCAGCTTAATATTAGCTTTGCGAATTAAGTCGATACTGACAATTACTTTCGTTGTGTCCCCCCGTAGGGGATGTGTAGCATCACTCTGACACCAACCGCTCGAACAACTCAACAGAAGAGCTATCACTAAGAGCATTAGCTTCATTAATTTCATCTTTAATAGTATTTTTAATATGAACAATAGTACTATCTTTTTGAGTAATAACTAACTCAATAGAATCAATCCGAACTCTATTAATAACACTGTCTACATCTGTTAATTTAAGTTCGCTTCTACTACTTATCTTGTTAATTATCACCACTTGTAGGCATAAGTTGATTATCGCCATAAACAACAACGCTATTAATAACTTCTTCATGATTCTATTGATTAGTTAATTAATGATTATCAGAAACCCGTATTTTAGCATATCATCTTAGACTACTAAGAATGGTTTCAAGTCTGGAAGACCATTTACCATCAACTTCAACATTAACGACTCTTTGAGCCATTTTAATAGCAGCACTTTTACCTGTGTTCACACAAGAATCAAATAATTGTTCTGCAATAGCTTGACTTTTAAAATCATCAAGATTAAAGCAGTCCCAATAGTTCTTTTTATATAAGTCTTGAACAGCCTTTTCAAGCTGTGGAGTTTTCTTAGCAATAGAAGCAAAAGTCTTAGGATGATGTTTCTTTAAATCATCTAATATAATCCAACCAATCCAATTAGGATTAGCTCTACGAGAAACACCTTTATAGGTTTCTCCACCTGCATCATCAGGGTCATTTACATAACCTCCTTCTGCAACTTCAAGTTTCTTATATGCTTTAGTAAATTCAGCCATAATTTATTAATCTCCCCAAATAAAATAATAACCTTTTCTTTGAAATTGAGGTTTCTTTAGACCCTCATTACGATTACAAGTAACTCGTATTTCAGTACTTGTAGTGACAATAGATTCAGCAGCCCAATATGCGCTACCATATTCTTGTCGTTCACCAGTAGCTATATTAATACGAATAACTTTTCTTGGTCGACGATAGTTTTCATCGAATACTATCACTCGTTCAGTACTCTGTTTATCCATCCTCTTAAATATTTTATATTATTACCTTTAGCTGCTATATCATTATAATAACGAATACGCTCAAGTTTATATTTAGCAACAAAGAGTTCTCCACTCATTGTACTATCAGTACGAATAATCTTAAGACTATCTTGACATCTGCGAAGTTCTTCTTTAAGAGAAACAACTTCTTGAATAGTCATTGTGTCAGGAGTAGGAACATATATAATTTGTTTAGCAGGATTACTTTCATAATGACACTGCATCATTACTGGAATACAAAGTAATACTAATAGTAATACTCCAACCAGCCCTCCAATCATTTTATTTAAGCTCATTGTAAATCAAGTTTAAATTGTGTATTAACAGCACCAGCTTCAAGCTGCATACGTCTATCATTAAGTATTAGTTCAATTTCTTGTTTACGATACTGCATAACATGGAATGTTGTTTTCTCTTTAGGATTCTCTTTAATATGATAGAGACCATCAGGAAAACGTTTAGGTTGTCCATATTCATTAAGTTCAAAGTCAGAATCAATATGACAAAGCCACATCCCAATACAAGGAATACCAAGAATAAGTTCTACCATAAAAGCATACATACTAAGTTGTAGATTGTAAACACTTCCATTACAATTAGGAAGATTATTAACAGGAGGTAGAAGAAAGTCTTGTTTAGGAACCCATATATCTGTAGTTTGAGCCGGCTTTTGACTTTTATCTTTCTTGAAGTAACCAGCTTCAAATTTAAGTCCACCACGATTTGTTTTCCAATCGCCAATTACAAACTTATCTTCTCGAAGAAGAAGAACGTCAATAGTACCACTAACAAGAAAGTCAATAAGAAACGTTCCAATCTCTGCATATATTTGATAGCCATTAGCAGTATAACGTTGGAACACTTCATATATTTGTGGATACTTATTTTCAGTAAGTTCAATAAATTCAGATAAATCTAAGAGACGATAATTACCAAGAATAGTAGGTATATCAGCAACAGTAATCATTTCACCTGTTTGACGAGCTTCAAGATATTGAATAGCTTTCTTAAATTGACTTCCTCCTTTAATACCATCTTCAAGACCATTGTGAGTATTAGAACCACGTTCACAAGCTTCGTCTTTAATAGTATCCCATTGTTGTTCCAACTTCTTCTCTGATATGCCCAACTCTTTGGACTTCTTTCTCAACCAATAGCTCTTATCAAACTTAGGTTGATAGTTATGAAGAATTGTAGTAGTGGATATATATCCATTACCTAAAGTATCTGTGTATTTATGTTGAGGCTCATCAAATACAAGACGTATATCATTATATCGTTTATCTCTTAGTTCTAACATAACTTATTCTTCTATCATTGAACTCATGACAGCATTACCACCACGAGCTATAGTTTGTTCTTCTTCATAAAGTAAGTTCTCTTTAGCAGCATTAAGTGCTTTCATAAGTGCTGGAATTTCAGCAGTCTTTTTATTAAGATTATCCATAATACCAATAACAGTATTAGCTTCTTCAATACTCATTTCGTTATTGAGTTTATCAGTAAGTATTTCATTCATCTTATTAGCAGCCAATGCAACGTTATGGATACTTCTAAGAAGAGTTTCAACAGCAGTTCCAGCGACAGTTATTTCCGCATTATAATAACGTTTGGCAAGTTTCCAAACAAGTAAATCCGGTTGATAAGTCTTAGGTAAATCAAAGTTTTCAATAGCTTTTTTAATAGCTTCATTATCACTAAGTCCCTCTTGTTTACAAGGTCCTTTAGGGTCTGCAAGATAATAGATAACACCAACTTCTTTAATATATTGACTTTTATCTTTAGTCTTATCTCTAAGCCAAAGTAACTGAACGTCTTTATCAAGAAGTTGTTTAATGTCCGGTGCTTGCGGCATACCAGTCTCGTCTATTGTCAGCAGTTTATCTACTCGTAGTTTATTAGCCATGATAATTATTAGATTCTTGATAAGCGATTTCTACATCCCAATCAAATTCAACAACAGTCCAATTTCTATAACAAAGAAGATATAAATTAGCATAAGCGTCACCAAACTGTTTTCTCTTATCCATCCATAGTTTAAGATACTTCTTCTTGAACACGTTCATCTTTCGCTTATGTATCTCCATGTTCTGTATCTTCATCTTCTCTTTCTTCATCACACCCTTACAGTAGGCTACATATTCTTCTCGTGAAAGTTCAGAACGTTTCTCTTTAAATTCCTTATAATGACTTATCATAGCCATTTTAATAGGACTACGACGAATATTTCCAATATAAGGTAATTGAACACATTGTCCTGCAAGGAGTTGAGCAGCAGCTTCTTTCTCTAATGAATCAACAATACTTCTACATAGAACTCTATCGTCTTCTGTAACAAAATCAATATCATCAAGAATATTATCAATATCTTTATATATCAGTAGATAGTCATCATCAAGTTCATGGTCTATAACTCTGTTTCTAACAATTTTTTTCTTAAAGTCCATATCAATAGTTTTAAGTGTGGAAGCAACAGCAGATTATGCAACTTTCACAAGCTGATTTATTCCACCGCCCGTAGAGGATGTGAAGAATAACAACATAACCAACCGTTGCTTCATAATATAAACTAATAGCAGATACGTCTTAGTTCAGAAGTGGAGATTCTTCTCCTTCGGCAGTAGCAAGTTCTTTAGGAACTTTGAAAGGACATTCAGGAGTAACATCCTTTTTATAACCACCTATAATATCATTGACAGGAATCATACGGAAATCAATGAAGTAACAATCCGGAGCAAGTTCTCTCGCTGCCATATCAGATGTACTACCATCATTAAAGTAGCTTCCAGTAACAATAGCTCTTACAAGAGCATCATCAGAATTACAATAACGACCAACAATAGTAGGGTCGAGAGTATTCTGCGGGATTGTAATAAGGTTAGCTCTTTCAAGAGAACTTGTAGGAATAATCAGTTTATCCATAAGTTCACAACCATTAGCATTAGTTTCTCCATCATGGAGCTTAGCAAGAACAGGAACACATTTAACCATAGTAGTCTTGTTATTCTTAACATTACTTACTACGCTATAAAGACGTTCTTTATAAATAAGAGCTACAACAGCATAATACTGTGGAACTACAACACCAGCAAGAAGAGCGTCTATGTCTTCTTTGGTAATTTCTTCAATGTCTGTTGGCACGAGGATGTCATAGGACATCTTGTCAGATTCAATTCTAATCATCTTTTAGTTATTTATTTGGTTTAACAATAGCTTCAAGACCAAGAGTTCCAATCTTGAGTTTACTTGGCTTAACTTCTCTTTTCTTATCTCCACGACAACCAGCTTTATAAACGGCAGGTTCAGGAGTAGGTTTGTCAGTATCATTTCTCATAACAAAATCATTTTGAGCAACAGTATTAAAACTTTTTTATATATCCAAATGTTATATGGTAATTAACATTAATTTAACATATCCCCTATATAATAAGGTACATATACGCACACGCGAATAATAGGTAATATACGTGCGTATATAATAATGTACGTGCGCATATTAATAGAGGTATTATATTAGATATTAATATAAATAATAATATTAATAATTATATTATTTATAATATAATTATAATATAGATATATAGGCATGGTTGTCGTGGAGATATACATGGGGATATAAGAGCAGGTTGTGGTGGTGATATACCTACACATCCTCTACGGGGGAAAAGCCCAACTGAATGGGCAAATATTGCAGCACTTGGTATTGGGAATTATAAACCCACTTGTCGTGGTGATTATAGACCAGATTGTCCTATTGATGATAATGTGGATTATACTGGCAATATAAGACCGGTTGTGGCTGGGAATTAATCTGCCGATTATCCTGCTGATGCTCATATTGGAGATGATGCTGATTTTTATCTTATTGAGAGTATAGGAGACGGTGGAGATTGTTAACGTGTAAATCTGCTTAGGAGTCATGAGGATTTTGATGGAGATGAACTTGATGATTTTTGCTTGATTGGATAATTAGGAGTTTATGGAGATTTTTATATTATTGGTAAGATGAGAGATTATGGGAAAGTTTGCTTGACTGAAAGAATAGGAGTTTGTGTGGAAGATGATGTGGATAGATGTAAGGGTATATGGTATTTATAGTATAAATGTAGATGGGGGAGGTTAGTACTGATAACCCCCCGCCCTTATAATCCGGAATCCAATACCCCCGTCATTAAAGTACAATAATTAGACTTTAATTTAATGACAATATTAGTTTTATTATAGAAGTTATGAAGAATTATAGTATAGGATTCAGATTAGAAGTTGGAAGGATATGATATAGGATTTGGGTTAGGAATGTAGTGTGAAATTTAGAATGAGATTATAATGTAGAAGTTGGGACGAGATTTAGAATAAGGATACTGTGTAGAAGTTGAGATAGATATAAAATGAATATAGTGTGGATTTATGGATGAGGGAGGTTACTACGTAGAACGCCCGGGTCTAAAAATCGGAATCCAATGCCCCCGTCATGCAGTTCTAACAAACAGAACTTCGAGCAACTATTTCTACTCATTCACAAACAAAACAAATTCTGGCACATCACGTTGATGTTGCTGGTCATGTTGTACTACGCAAACATGGTCATTACTAATCAAGTCGTAGCAGTCATAGGAGGACTGTATTATGAAGACAACAATTAAGTCAATCAGAATGGAGAAGTTTGAAGGACAGTTTACCGGCAAGGTTATCGTCACTATTGCTGATGATATTCTTGGCTTTGTTCGTACTGTTGATGCTGATGGTGTTATTACCTTTGAGCAACAGAACGTCAAACAGATGCGGATGCAGCTCACAGCATTGTCTGCACAAGTTCGTCAAGCTGTTGGTGACAAGTTTACTACTGCCTTTGGTTATCGTCTTGATTCTGCCAAAGCTGGTGGTGTTGAAGAACTTGTCAATGTTCTCAATGTCATACTGACTGATGCTACTATTGAAGTTGAGGCTGCTGTTCAGAAGGCTGATGAAACTGACGCTGACAGTCATGATGCTATCTTCTACAAGATTAGCGAGGTCAAGTTGGACGAGATGATGTCATACTTGGTGGCACAACATTTCGTTGAGAACTTCATGAAAGTGACTGACATGACACGTCAACAGGTGTTCATCACAAAGTTATTTGGTGTCAAATTGTAGTATTAATTGGGAGTGGTGGTGACACTGCTCCCACAAATTATTATCATCATGAAGGACATTATCATTATCATAGTTATGTTGTTGATTGTATTATGGGGAACGTTGTTGTTCAATCAACATGGTTATCCTGAAATTGCAATGTTGGGAGTTGTCATTAGTGTTGCATTAGCTATTTGGTTGGGAGCTGAATTAGAACATAAATAGAATCTTGTTGGAGATGGAGAAATCTGTCTCCAATAAGTTGTTCATCAACTCATTCACGAACAAAATAAAACCCGACATAGTTCTGATAAGAGTTCTGATAATTGTTCTCAACATACTAATACAAATACTATGCCAAACCATAAAATCGGTGTTGTAGATACTTCTAGAGTGGATTCTCGTCTTCCACGATGTGTTCCAATCTAATAATAATCTTACACATACTGATACTATGTATAAACCAAATAATGTACTCATTCACTTACAAAATAAGTCTCGGGATGGTTCTGATAAGACTATTCTTAAACGAGATAATACTAATAATATTAATAAAACTAAAGTTGAAAATTATGGAAAAGAAACTATTTGCTATTGAATGTGAGAATGTTGCTCTTGTTGTACGTCCTAACGGTGACACTGTTATAGTGACAGAAGCTACTGAACTTGTTCTTGATAATGCTGTTATGGAGCAGATTGTCCGTAATAGTGGTGCTTATAAGTCATTTGTTGCTACTAAAGATGAGGTTGTTGCTGATCTTGAAGAAGATAATACTAATCTTCAGATTAAAGTTAGAGAGCTTAAAAAAGAGCTTGAAACTATTAAAGCTGATAGAGATAAGCTGCAAGAAAACCTTGTTAATGCGACTGTTGGAGCAGAACCTATGGTTAAAGGTCGTGTTGTCAATCAGAAAAGTTCTTATCTTTATGATATTGATGGTAGTTTTCTTGCTGATTGTGGTACAGATAAACGTGCTAAAAGAGTACAGTATCTGTTACAAGAGGGCAAAGTAAGTCTGGATGTAGTCATGGAGATATTCGGTAATACTGGTGGTAAGAAGAGTAGAATTGCCAATAAAGCAGAACTTGATGACTTTAATTGGGATGATGTTCCTGTTGATGGTGGTGAAAAGTGATGAGGATGTGGATGGTTATGGAGATGGTGATAGGGGAGATTCGCCGAGTAGTTATGCTCGCTAACCTACCCATCTCTAACCTCTTCCTCCTTATTATTTTATTCTTACTGCTTATCATTCTCCTAATGCCTAATCTTATCATGTTCATAATGCTTTTTATAATGCTTATGATAATCATCTTGGTGATAATGCTCTTCATCATGCCCATGATAATGCTGATAAGCATGGACTTCATCATGCCCAAGCTGTGACTGCATTATCTCCATTATAACCAAAAGTTATAACTCCAACGGTTCATTATAACCAAAAGTTATTATAACTATAAGTTATAGCCCATAACCAAAAGTTATAATGGCTTCTTTGATAACATCTGTATAATCATTAATACTTATAACTGTATGCCAAATCCTAATAGAAACAGGTTATCGGAGATTACTCTGATAGCTGGTTGTATCTGTATGATAATCTTCATAATAACCTTGTGTTGGATTATGTTCTTTAAGTGATATAATGTCAGATTATTATATCATTTGCTGGATATTATAGTGAGAGATAATCTTAATCTTTCACTTTATCCACAACTCATTCACTAACAAAATAAATCTCGGCGAGTTAATGGTGATAACTATATAAATGTTATTGCTGTTGGCGGACCAATTCTATTACTAACTAAATAAATTAATATTGCTATGGCAGAATTGAAAGATGGTAAAGCAGCCAAAAATGCTAAGGAAAATCCTGTTGTTGAAGAAGTAATTGGTGGTGGTGAACCTACTAATGAAGACAAAGGTGTCGTTGTGTCTAAGATTAAGACTAATAAGCAGGTAGTTGCAGAGCTTCTTGCTAAAGGTTGTAATAAGATTGCTGGAATCCGTGTTCGCAGTAGTATTGTTACACCTAAAGACAACTATGTTATGGTTAGTCTAAGTCTCGAACGTGGTATTCCTGGATATGTGTCTGATGGTGAAGGTGTATTTACTAAAGGTGAAACTGCTACTGTGTTTGCTTCATCTTATAGTATTGCATCTGTTCTTAAGGATAATGATGAAACAGCTTGGGCTGCTAATCAGCTTATTCAGAATCCTAAAGGTCTTGAGGTGATACTTGCCGGTGCTAAAGTTGACCTTGTTCAAGAAGAAGTTGCTGCGGATGAAATCTATAAGAATCCGTTCAGTAGTTCTGATGTTGACGGTCAGTCTCTTGGTCATGATACTATTATCAATCATGTTGTTAAGATTGAGATATGTCAAAAGGCTAAGCAAATGCTGAATATGCTGGCGATGAACATGATGGGAATCGGTGGGTTCTAATGAACAAATATTATGAGAGTTGGTAGACGTGGTTCTACTGACTCTTGTGATATGAAACATCACACAGTTCTACCTCGTAGTGCTGATAAGTGTACAGTCACATATATAATATAATTACTGCTACTAATAAAAGTGCTATTCGACTTGGTGGTTTATCTGAATTTAACACCATACCACTAAATAAAAGTACTGTATAATTTGGTAGTTAGAAATAGTATTATTATGTTTGTCATATAAGAGTTGGTAATGCTGCTGCTAATCCAACTAATATTGTTAATATTAAAATAGTTCGAACTATGGTAAAATTGAAAGAGGATGGTACTGCTCCTGTAAGTAAGTACGCTGCTAAGAAAGCTGCTCGCGCGACTAAGAAAGAAGATGCTCAACCTAAAGTAGAGGAAACTAAGGTTGAAGAATCTAAAGTTGAAACGAAAGTAGAAGATACTAAGCAAGAAGTTGCTCAACAAGCTGCTCCTGCTGTTGCTACTACTGCTCCTGCTCCTAAGGCTAATGCTGAAAAGGCTAAGTCTAAAACTGTTGTTGGTAAAGAGAAACGTGAGATTAATGTTGATGTACCTGAACATATCCTTGAGATAGCGTATATCCCTAAAGATAATGCTGCTATTCGTAGATATACCAGCCTCAACATTCTTAATCATCTTTCACAAACCGGTGTTATTCGTAAAGATGGTAAAGGTAACTTTGTGAAGTTTCTTTGGAATAAATTCAGAGTTAGTTCTGATGGTATTATCAAAGAATATTCTTACCGTGAACAGTTCTTTCTAACTGCTCTTATTAGTGCATTTAGTCAATTCGCTTCTAATGCGCAAGAAACTATTGCTACTTTTATGGAGAAAGAAGGGATTGAGGAGATTAAATAAGTAGTGGTGCGCCCCGTAGAGGATGTGTAGGAATATAATCCTATTCATCCTCTGCCTAATAAGCCAAACATTATGTCTAAAGTTACATATATTAAAACTAAAGACAAACATGAAGATACATCTATCGAACAAGGTGTAGACGTTCATGCTGAACTACTTAATAATGATATTGATGAACTTGCTAAAGCCGAAGAGCAAGACATTGATGATAATTATGACTTCGGCGAAGACGATTTTGGTTATTTAAAATAATAAGGAGATAAAGATATGAAATCTAAAATAGTAGATATTGAAGGAATTGGTAAAGGTCTTATGATTAAGCTTGAACGTGATGGTGGTAAAGATTTGATTGAACAACTTAAAGCTGCTGTTGGCGCTGCTATGGAAGCTGAAGCTGAATCGGAAGAAGAACGTGACCGTGAACGTGCTCATGACCATATGATTGACCTTATCGAAACAGCTACTAAAGCTGCTAAAGATAGCAATGTGTCAGTTGCAGAATTTCTTGCTCATCAGAAAGATGATGCTCTTAGGGATGATGATATTGAATGTTTCTGTCCTACTTGTATGGTAAAAGCTGTCGAGACTATTACTCCGGAAGATATTGCCAAGTATGGTAAAGAAACTGTTGTTCTTGTTTGTGAAACTGTTCATGCAGTTATGAAGAGCCAACTTGCTGCACTTGATAAAAGATATGCTGACAAAATGCGTTCTATTGAAGATACCAAAGAACGCGCAGGTAAATCTTATGAAGATATGTCGCGTGAGGAACTTATTGCGGAGTTGACGAAGCATAAGAAATAAGAGCTTTTTTATCCTGTAATAATTAAACATGATGTAGTAGTGTTGCTTGTGAAAGTAGCACTACTAATTTTAACTCACATACTGATGATGGACGAAATGAAGTTCGAAACTATAATATTATAGTCTATGTGTGAAACAAAACTTTTCAAACTCAACTTTAGAATATGCCTTATATTGCTTGTGAAAGTAGTATAAGGCTTTATTGTTTAGAACTTATTGTTAAACTTAAAATATAAATATGATATGGATAATATTGCTGATATTGAAGCATATCTTACTGAAGAAAGATTTATAGAAGATAATGCTTTATTTAAACGTGGTCAACGAGTACACACATGGTTGAATGATAAACTTGTTGTTGGTGTTATTGTTGATATAGATACTGATGGTGAAGAACATATAGTTTATGATATAAATGTTGGTGCAAAAGTGTTGCACTTCATTCCAGAGTATATGCTGATAACGGACGGTATCACAGCCGTAGATGCGGTTCTTTTGCTCACCATGCCATTTTGATATATCAGATGATTAATTGTATTAGTCAGACAGAAAGTGTCAAATTGAGCCTTAAAATACCTGTTTAATTATATAATATTATATTTTATGGATAATGTAGAATCTTATTTTCTTAGTGCTATTGATAGAATACTTGGTAAAGGTATTATTCGTAAGAATAGCGGTGCTGCGGATGTAGTTAATATGCTACATATTCGTTATGGTGTTTGTGTAGAGATAATGTGGTATCCTAATATTGGCAAATGGTGTCCTAATGTTAGAACTATTGCATTTGAACCTCGTAATGTTGATAAGAGAGAACTTACTAACAATATAAGTCTTCTTGCTGAACTTTATAAGAGTTTTAGAGATGATAATTATTATAAAGCTCTTAATGCTGGTATTCGTATTGCAGAGTTATATGTGATTAAACAACTTATTTATCGTAAAGATGAACAAATGAATAGTTTAATCCATGACCAAGTTAAATACGAACGCATTACTGAACTTCTTGATAAATGTGATAATAGTTATATTCGTTTAGGACTTGAAGATAGAATTGATGACCAAGTTACTCAAGAATATCTTGATGGTTCTATATACGAACATTTAACCAAATTCATTAATACTTATGGGTACACGACGACCATCAATGAAATATAGAGATAACATCAATGGTGTTCATGTCTATGATGTTGTAAGAATTGGGCGAGGTTATTTCAAAGATAAACTTGCTATTTGTACTTGGGTAGATTTCGTAAAGCGAGAACTAAAACTTAAAGTTATTGATAATGGTATTGATATTACTCTTCATAAGAATAGTGTTGATTTCTGTTATCATAATACTAAGACTGCTGCTAAACAATGGTTTGATGTTATAGAACATAATTGTGCCAAAAATGCAAAGAATTGGTCAGATATTAAATATATCAGAGAACATTGGCATGATTTGCTTGCTATGAATAATTATTCTGCAAGAGCTATTGCTAAAATTGCTGAAGTTCATAGAAGAGATGATGATGCTTATTTAGAATGGCTTGAATACTACCGTAGACCTCTTGATGTTATATTTGCTTATCCTGACGTTGAGTTTTGTGATATTCTTATTAAAGATTTGGCAAGACATGAATGTAAGGACTTTAGAGAAGATATTGTTAGAAAAATACATAATGCTGCATGGAAAACTTAATTTGGATTATGGTTCTTGTTATAGCATTGTTGATTGTTGATATTATTATGCTAAGACAACGTGTATATAAACTACAAGAACAACTTAACGAAGCTCTAAAGAGTCAAGCTAATCTTAAACAACAAGTTATTAAACTTGCTGATAGTGTTCTTAAAAGTGCTGAACATATTAAGGTTTTAAGCAATAATGTTAAGAGAATTGTTGATGTAGTTCATGAACATATTATTGGTAGTAATGGTAAGTGAGCTGGTATAGGTTGTATTCATTCTCATCCTCTACGGGCGGCGGAGGCACGTAGTGCCGACCATATTAATACAAATCATTATGGACGAGATTATCTTGTTAATTATATGTATTCTTCTTATTCTTGCTATTCATGTTATAGAAGAATTTAAGTTCATTAAGTATATTACTCTTAATAGAGCTATTATTGCTGATTGTATAATTTGTGCTATTTATTTATTACTTAATATATTTATATAAATAATAATATGGAAAATAAAGCTAAAGCTGGTATTATTGAAATATTAGATAATAACTCTAAGATTATAGGATATTTTGCTGTTGATGCTCGAACTGCAGCTGATGTAGTTGGTATTATAGGTGAATCTATTACTAAATTAACTAATGGTAATATTACTATTGACCTTAATACTGCTGATTTAGACGATGACAAAATGTCTGTCGCTCGTCGTTTGCTTAATAAATGTAGTCGTCTTTATAATGATATGATAGACGAAAATAAAGTTTAAATTACAAATCATTAAACGTGTAAAGTATGGGAAAATATGATGAAACGGTTGTAGTTAAAGAACTGGGTAGAAACCCTGCTGTAACCTTCAACGGTAAAACGATTAGTGTTGTGAAAAACACAAGTCTTATTGGTAATAGTTTTTGGGGAAGAATTGATTTCCTTACCAAATACTGTGGTTATACGCTTGTTCAAGTGGACTTGGATGAACAACGAGCTGCTAAAATTGCTGAACAAGAAGCAAAGAAAGCTGCTAAAGCTGCTGCTAAGGCTGAACGAAGAAAAGGTAAAGTAGACCTTATTGGTGCTGTTCGGTCGAATCTTACTAAAGGTAAATTTAACAGAAAGTAGTATGTTATGCCTACCTTTAAAGTGTCTTTTGGACTTAGTGCTAAATCTAAGAGACAGAAAGTAAGTAGCAAATATATTGTTGTAGAGACTAAATGTGATGGTATATTATGTATAGATAAAGAGGGAGTTTATAGAGTTAAATACAAGGATAAAATGTATCCTCTTACTACTGAATCTTACGAGACGCGAAATAAACGAGTTATATATGCTCGATGGCTTGATACTTATGGTCATAGAATTAAGATTATTCGTGACAGAGATAGTAGAAAAGCTACTGATATTAAACATTATTGCGCTATTGCTCCCGGTCTGTTAGCTCGTGGTAAACTTGTTAAAACAGCATTTAGTCCTATTATGTTCCATGTCGTAACGTGTTATAACGTTGCTGATGTTGAGGGTATGTCTCTTGCTTTTAATGAGTGGAGAGATTATGAGGAAAGAATTAAAAATGGTGAACTTGATATTGAAAATGAATTGTAATGAATGTATATGGTGAAAATAACAAGAGTAATGTTACTTTTACCAATGACCAAGCTGATGCAGTTGATGACTTAATTAGTTTCATAGCTGCTCCGTGGTCTGATACTGATTATGTTCATGCACTTTGTGGAGCTGGTGGTACTGGTAAAACTTTTGTTACTAAATATGTGATTCAGAATTGCAAATTTAGTTCAAGTGTTATTGCTTGTGCTGCACCAACTCACAAGGCGTGTAGAGTATTCAGTAATGCTATTGGTGGTAAATCTGTCGATACTATTCAATCTATGTTTGGTTTTAGACTTGATGTAGATATAGAAGATTTCGACCCTGAGAAACCAGCTTTTAATCCTATTGGTAATATTAAGATTCTTGATAAAGAAATAAGAGTTCTTATCATAGATGAATCTTCTATGCTTAATGGAAAGCTGGTTAACTATATTAATAAACTTTGTAAGAAACATCATATTAAGATTATTTATATTGGAGATGCAAGTCAGCTACCTCCAGTTAATGAAAAAGTTAGTCGTGCGTTTACTATCGCAACTCGTGTTAACTATCTTAATGAGACTGTTCGACAAGGTGATAATAATCCTATTAGTAATCTTCTTGATATTCTTCGTAATGATATTAGTCGTGGTCGATATGATATGCTTAATTATATAGCTAATCCTAAAAATAAAAGCCAGTATAATGAGCGTGGTTGTGGATATACTGTTTGTAGTCCTCAAGAATTTGATTATCATATCGAACAAGCATTTACTAATGAAGAATATACTAAGAATGTTGATATGTATAAGATTATTGCTTATACTAATGCTCGTGTTACACAATGGAATAACTATGTTAGAAAGTCCATTATAAAAGGTGCTGATAAGAATATTATTACAAAGAATGACCTTATAATGTCTTATGCTACTATTGTTGATGATTTTAGTGATATTATTATAAATAATAGTGAAGAGTATATTATACATGATATAACTGATTTTCAAGACCCGACTCATGACTTTAAATGTTTCATGGTTAAATTTCAAGCTATTCATGGTGGTAAAATAACTCAACCTCTTTGTATTATTGACCACGAAGATAGATTCACTATTAATCTTTATTTTAATAAGCTTAATAATCTTATCAATGATGCCAAAACCGCTAATGGTTCTACTCGTGCTTCTAAGTGGAAAGAATATTATAGATTTAAACGGAAATATCTACTTGCTAATAATATACTTAATTCTTATGGTAAAGTATTGTTTTCTCGTGATATTGATTATGGATTTGCTATAACTTCTCATAAAAGTCAAGGCTCAACTTATAATACAGTATTTGTTGATGTTAATGATATGGTTTATGATAAGTATGGACATCCATATACAAATCAAGATGAATTACTCCGTAGATTATATGTTGCTTGTAGTAGACCGTCAACTGAATTATTCTTATGCTATGGTAGATAAAGATAGAACTTGTGAATTTGCTATTAAAAATAAAGGCAAACCTTGCGAATTTGGTAAAGCAACTAATAATAGAGAACATGGACGTATTGTAGGATATAATACGAGAAATGGTCTTATTATTGTTAGAGTTCATAAAGATTTTGGATGGCGTAGAATAGAAGAGCCGGAAGATATTCTTGTTTATACAAGATTTAAAATAGATAGATATTCGTTCTATTATGTACATCCTGAAAATCTTATTATAAATGAACGTAGCTTGTCAAAATTGTCCAGCAAGACTTCTAAACGAAGATAAAGTTATATTTAACGATATAGGAAATAGTATTGCAAATGCTATGTTTGTGATTCCACAACATAATGAGGATGCAGTCAACGATATTATTAGAATTTATAATCGTGCATCTAATAAAGTATTTGAAGAACATTGTCTACTTTCCTGTGCTGTTAAATGTAAACTTGGTAACGATTATAAAGTGTTTGATAGTTCGGTTATTCAATGTAAACGTATCTTCTTTGAAGTTTGGCGTTTTGGTTATTATCGACATACATTTGTATTTGGAGATGCATATAGATTATTTTATGATGTTAAACCTAATACTAATGATGTCGATTTTGTATTGGATAATCTTGATTATCATTTACACTTTTATCCTTCTCTTGGAATTAAACACTATAATGTGGATAAATATAATAGTTTACTTAGGCGTTTGTCTAATGATATTGTAACTTATAATGTTTAGAATAACAATGAAATAGTGATTGATTGTAGAGCTGCGGATGTTGAGATACTTCCTAATTTCTTTAGTGTTACGTTTATTAGTCTTAATGATTATCTGAAAGTATTTGCAGATTGTGTTAATGATAAAGGTAAGCCTATACCGTTGGTTCAAAAACTAACTGTTGCTGAAATTAAACGTAGACTTAATACTGTCAAATGTGATGCATTTTATATTACTGATAAAGATGATAGTCAACTATTGTCTCTTGTTGGTTATATTAATGGTATGAGACATAAAGGTGTTAATGTATATACTTATAATGGACTTAGCTATGATAATCTCATGGTGGCTGGGTTTCTTATGAATGTTGCTCACTTTGATAATACTAAAGATTTAATTAGGTATCTATATACTCTTAGTAAGAAGATTATATCTCTTCAAGATGATAAGGAAAAATTATATAACGATTATCAGATTAATACTGTTAGACGTTTTAAACTTCCTTATGTTGATGTTGATGTTATGCGAATATTCGCTCTTAATAAAGCTGGAGTTAGAATTGATAAAGATACCGGTGAACGAAAAGCTACACCAAAAGGTCTTAAACAAACTTCTATAAATCTTCAATGGTTTGAATTACTGGAATATGAACTTCCTCCTATTTGTGAAAAAGATGCAGAACTTTATTATGATAATCTATTGTATAAAGGACTGCCTCCCGATAAGCTTAATAAACTTATTGATAAGTGGGATAGATATATATTAGATGAATATATTCCACCTATGATGCATTATAATAAAAATGATGTGTTTATTGTATGTGAAATTGTTCGTCTTAATCCAGAAGAAGTTAAATCACGATATTCTGTTAGTAGTGTTTATAAAGTAAACGTACTTAATAGTAGTCGTAGTAATATGGCTGATATATTATTTGAAAAGTTCTATTCTGAACGTAGTGGTTTACCACCTGAAAAATGGAAAGGTAAACGTACTGAACGTACAGGTATGAATCTTGGTAAAATAATATTCCCATGTGTAGAATTTAAGACTCCCGAACTTCAGAAACTTCTTGCTGAAATTAAAAAGACTACTATTTATAGAGTAAGCAAAGAAGAATTTAATAAAGAAGTTAAGATTGGTAATATAGTTTATAGTCTTGGTACAGGTGGTTTGCATAGTAGAGATATTCCTATGGAAATATGGAGTACTACTCCTTATGATGGTGGGACTATTGTCTCTGCATCTCCTACGGGGGAACAGAAAAATGCTAATCCTTTTACTATATTTCATTTTGATGTTGCCAGTTATTATCCAAGTATTATGGCAGAGTATGAAGTTGCTCCTGCTCATATGCTTAAAAAGATTTTTGCTGGTCTTATTCGTTGGATGAAAGATACGAGAGTTAAAGTTAAACATAGTCTTGATGATATTGTTGATGGTATTCCTCGTGATGTACTTGCTCTTGTATTAAAGATTGTGATAAATTCTATCTATGGTAAATTTGGTTTTGAAAAAGGAGATTTGTATGACAGACGAGCTGTACTTGAAGTGACAATTAATGGTCAGCTTATGTTGCTTATGCTTTGTGAACAACTTGAACTTAATGGTATTCATATTATTAGTGCTAATACTGATGGTATCATGGTTAAGGTTTATGATAAAGATATAAGTAAATATGAGTGCATAACTCAATGGTGGCAAGAAAAGACGAAAATGAGTGCAGATACAGATGTAGTTCATTGTCTTATTGCTCGTGATGTTAATAACTATATTTGTCAGTTCCGTACAAAGAAAGGTCTTAAACTTGAATATAAAGGTGCTCTTAATCCTCTTATGTATGCTGTTGATTTACAGAAAGGATATGATATGCCTATTGTTGCTCAAGCGGTTAGTGATTACTTTCTTAAGAATGTTCCTGTTATGGATACACTTCGTAAAGCTACTAATATTCTTGACTTTTGTAAGACACAGAACGTTGGACGTCAATTTCATGTCGAACAAACATTTGTTAATAATCAGCAAGTTCAACAAGTTGTATGTCAAAGATATGTTAGGTTTTATATCTCCAATACTGGCTGCATAATTGAGAAAGTTCATAATGATACTGCTTCTCGTTCTCGTATGGCTGCTGGTTCGTCTGTTACTGTTATAAATACTCTTGATGATGTTGATATTTCTCTTCGTAATATTGATTATAAGTATTATTATGAAGAAGCTATGAAGATTATTAATCCTATCAAACTTGGTATTAGTCCTAAAGGAAAAGGTAGAACTCGTATTAAGAAAGCTTATGGACAATTTAATAGTCTTTTTGACGATGCTGCTTTTGAAGAGGAATATGCTGATGCTTATGTTGATGAAAATATAGATTATTATGAAGACGATTGAGTCAATGTATGAGACGTTAGCTGATAAGTGGGGACGAGAGAACAAAGGTCATGGTACAATTCATTGTGTTAGACCTATGGAATACGCCAAACTAATCGTAGTGATATTAAAGAAGATGATGGCTAAGAATCCTGACCTAAAAGTTTTTATATGTGTTGATACATATGAAACTCGAAGGACTATTATAGAAGCTCTCACAAGTAATGAAATAAATCAAGAACATATTACTGTACTAAGTGAAACTTATGTTAATGCTCGGTATAGATATGTGTATAATCTGGCAATTTTTGTTGGTCTTGAACGTTATAGTAATTATGTTAATTGTGTAGGAACTACTTCTGATTTTCATCTATTTATTATTACTAAAGATGTTATCGACTCTAATAACCTAATGGATATATATAAGCACTATCCTGCTGTTAATGTAGAACTAAGTGCGAATGATATTAATGCTGTTAATTTGAGTTCCCCCGTAGAGGAACGAAGAGTAGGTTGTCTACTTCCTGTTGCTGATAAAGAAGAATATGATAAATATACTGATTTTATAACTCAATGCTTTAATATATTTGGGGATTTTGATGCTATTACAAAAGCAAGAGTTGGTGATAATAAAACTGGTGTTAGTGCTGCTGAATTTCGTAATCAGCTTGCGCTAAATAATGGTTGGTCTGCCGAACTTGATATGACTATTGGATTTAATCGTCAGATTGATGAATGTTATAATCCTAATATTCTATTAGATAAGGCTACGCTTTGTTATGAAATTATTCGTAAACGAAGTAATCTTGTTACAGATAATGATGTTAAACTTAATGCTATTCTTGATATTGTCAAGGAAAATACTGATAAACAAATAATGATTATATCTAAGCGTGGAGAGTTTGCTGCTCGTGTTACTGCTTATCTTGAAGAAAATGGTATTGATTGTGGTGATTATCATGATAATATTGAACCAAGAGTTCTTGTAGATGAAAATGGGATTCCCGTTTTATACAAGTCCGGTGCTAACAAGGGCAAACCGAGAATCGTCAAATCTAAGGCGATTTCCAGCGCGAATGAGCGACTTTTCCAACAAGGACAGTTAAAAGTATTATCCGTGAAAAATAGTTCGTCAGACGAGCTGCAAATAGCCGTAGACGTTTGGATTTTAACAAGTCCTTTGTGTGATGAAGTTGCGGCTCTTAAATACCGTTTTAATAAAGTTCTTTTTAATAGTGCACCACATATTATATATAAGGTGTTCTTACAAGGAACAATCGAGGAAACGAAGCTATTACAGAGCAAGCCAAACCGATTCACGACTATTACTACTAAAACGGTAGATAGTAATATTTTTAATGAAAATAATTGTGGAATTATTTGTCAGTAATGGAATAAGATTTATATTTGTGATGTGAAAACGAAAGGTCTTTGACATAATGGACGAGAAAACAGAAGAACAAAGAACAAATGTTGTTGCAAGTGAACATTCCGTTGCAACAACAAGAAAAGATGTGAGTAAACAACCTGTTATACATAACGTTCATACTCTTAATCGGGTTAATCTTTTAGACCCGAATCAACTTGAAGCTGCGAAAGTATTTATGCTACAAGTTGCAAGAAGTAAGAAAGGTGGTATTGCGAGTGTAGAAGATGGACTTGCTGTTCTAATGAGAGCACAAGACCTTAATCTACCTTTTAGTACTTGTCTTGAACACGTGCACGTTATTAATGGTAAAACTGGTGTTGATATTCACATTATTAAATCGTTATTATCAAAGGCAGGACTAACATGGGAATGTACAAAAGATTATAGTCCTCTGTATGAATATACAGATGGTTTTAACGTTTATGTTGAGGATAAACTTCCTGATTATTGTATTAAATGCAGTAATCGTAAAGAAGCTGAAAAGAAACAATTAGAGAGTAAAGACACAGATATTATGTATGTTTATCCAACTCTTTATTTTAAAGATTTTAATAATAACATATATAAAAGTTATCAGTGGAATAATAAACTCTCTATTGCTATGAATCCTGCTCATGCTCAAGAACTTGCTAAACAAGGACTTGTTCCTGTTTATAGAATACCTAATCAGCCCATAGATTATGTGACTGAATATGATATTTGTCGTATAGTTCGTGATAAGGAAGTTCATTCTATTGGAAGATTTAGTTTTAGTGAAGCTCAAGCTGCCGAAATGTTCGAGAAAGATACTTATAAAAAGTATGCTCGAATACTTATTGGTCATAGAGCTTTTACTTATGCTGCTCGTGATATTGCAAGTGACATTTTATTTGGAGTTTATGAAACAAGTGAACTTAAAATTGTTGCTGGCGCAGAGCTTAACGATGCAGATATTATTGATATTGAAGCTCAAGAAGTGAAATAACAAAGAGGTGTTAGACCTTATATTTATAAACATTTTAAAACAAATTTAGTATGAAAACTTTTGGAAAATTGGCTTTCGGTTTTAGCGCAGTTAATGCAGGTCAGAGAAATGTAAGTTATGAACCAGAATTGGTTGCAGGTGCAAATGCAGGTAGTTTCCGTATTACTCCTCCGGTTTCTAAGGCGTTGCTGTTGCAGCACGGAGACAACATCATGTTCGTGACCAATGCGGATAACATTGATGCTGCAATTCGTGACAAAGCACCGGAAGTTGTTGAGTTCTGTACTGCAAACGGACTTGACATTGATTCTATGGAAGCTGCTATCGCTATCCACAAAGAATTTGATATGTGGGGTATTGCGAAAGGTATCCAAGAATTTGATTCAAAGGGTAACCCGAAAACAATTCGTGAACGTATGACGAAAGCTGATAAGGCTAAATACGTTGACAATCACTTTGAAGAATGTCTTGAATCTGCCCGTGCT